GTTCCAAAGGAAATGCAAAGTCTCACAAGAAATGCCATCAACAGCTTCATGGATGGTCGTGATACAAACAGTTTAGCTTATCTCTATTTGCATGAGAAAGGAAAAGCTCCTGAGTTGGTTCATGTTGAAGGCAAATATCCAAAGGAACTTCATGATGAGGTGAAGGGTATCTTGGGAAAATTAAATGGTATCTATAATACTACGGATGAGCAAAAGGAGAAACTCCTTGACTTGTTTATTCGTGAGGTGTATGATGGCAATAAGGAAGAGTTTGACAATGACATCAAGAAATTCATTAAGAAAGACGAGGAGTTTATCAAGAAAAGACCTAACTCCAATATTTCCAAGGACAAACAACTTGATGTTGATTGGATGAAGGAACATGGCTATGACTATGGGGCTTTGTCTCGTTTCGTTGATGGCATACTGCGTGATGCGGAGACTTCTGGTAAGGTGGATGAGAATGCAACGATGAAAGCTGCACAACAATACATTCAGGACAAAGGCATGAAGGAAGACTTCGATTCATGGAAAGGAAAACTCAATGACCGCTACCAAGTGGAGGAGGTAATCTTTGCAGGATATAAGGATGATGGCAACCGCAAGTATTTGCCTAACACCGTTGAGAATGCGGTGAAGGTAATGAAACAAGATGGCAAGAATGCTTCCGTTGGTTCGGCTTCTTTCAGTCATTTCGTTGCATCTATATTGAAACCGATGGGGACTCTTGACCAAATCAGAAAGAAGAAGGGTAATCTCACAGGAAACTATGAGGACGTTGAGAAGTTCCAAGAGAAATGGCAACCTGTATATGATGAGTTGGCTGACAAGATGCAACCTGATGCAGAACCATTTGAAAGCTATGGCATGGACAGATTGGAAGATGCTGCCACACAGAAGAATCCAAAGAAATATGCCAAGGATGAGTATGGTGTGGACTTGACAGACGAGGACATCGACAAGTTGAATGAACTTATTGATGCTGTAAAAAATGAGAAGCCTTCCATCTACTTTGAAACCAAGTTTATGCGCCCATACGGTCTTGACGAGTTTGAGAAGGCTATCGTTCCAAACGATACTCCAAGCGATGTGATAGATGCCTTGAAGATGGCAGGTATTGATGTGAGCAGCTATGAGCGTGGAAATGCCGAGGATAGACAGAAGGTTACTATGGATGCTATCAATAGTAGCGACAATATTCGTTTCTCTCTGAAATCTATGATGGAGAAACCTGAGGGATGGAAACAAGCCAACAAGAAGACTATTCATATTGCAGAAGCTATTGAGCGTGACCCTAAGTTTTCTTTGAAGAATCTTGATGGAACTCTCATTAAGGCTGGAACCTACTTTAGTGGTGGCGGTCTTGTTGAGGAAGGCTTGAAGGGTATCATCGACCCAGTGGTGGCAGTGGAGTATGACGAGAAGATAAGCGGTGTATATCGCAATAACTTCGGGCAGCACATCGTTACTGCTGATGTTCGTGACGTTGACCCTAAAGAGTTGGTCAAGCAGATAGATGGTGAGGTGGAGTACTTCCATGCCAGCCCAGTCTGCAAGAACTACTCTCAGGCGAAGAGTAACCACGCTGAGGTGGAACTTGACAAGGAGACTGCTGCTAGTACTGCCGAGTTCATCAATGCTATTAAGCCAAAGGTGGTGACCATTGAGAATGTGAAGGGGTATAAGGATTCGGAAGCGATGAATATTATCACGGATGCTCTGGATGCCAACGGATATACTTGGGATGCAGATGTGTATAACGCTGCTGACTATGGCGGCTACACCAACCGAGAGAGATTGATTGTCCGTGCGGTTCGTGATGGTAAACTTCCTGACAAGCCAAAGAAGATGGCACACAAGAGCGGATGGTATGAAGCTGTGGCTGATATTATCCCTACCTTGACCGAGAAGAAGAATGGTGTGGCTCCTTGGATGGATATTCGCTTGAAGGCTGATGGCATTGACTGGAGAAACATTGACAAGCCATTATATGTGATGGGTAGTGCCTATGCTGACGGAAAGGTTCCTCATGCCTTCGCTGATGAACTGCTGCCAACACTCCGAACAAAGAGCGGTGATGTGATTGTGATGCCTGACGGTAAGGTATATCGTGCCATGGGCAGAGTGCTCGCAAGAGTATCAGGAGTGAGCGATGATTACAAGATGCCATTCTCCGAGAACCTGAGCCATACCATCATCGGCAACGGAATACCTACCCAGTTGACAGAACACGTTATTGCTCCTCTGCTTACTGGTTCTGACCCTAAATTCAGTCTTAAAAAGACAAATAACGTTAAAGATTCTCGTATTATTCCTACAGATGTGGATAAAAGAGTATCTTCGCAGATAGAAAAGAAGTATGACTCTGCTATCAAGGAAGTAATGAATAAGGTTGCAGAACGTGATAAGAGACTTGTATCTAATTATATTGATCAAGACTTATCTGATTTCTCCAAGATGCGCAGAGAGGATATTAATCAAGAACTGAAAAGCAATGAGAACTGGAGACGGAAAAACTTACGAGAAGAGAATCGTGAGGGAAGTACTTATGGAATTACAGATGCGAGACATCGAATTACCGAAGCTACAGCAGAACGAGAACTGGAGTATAGAGACGTTAGAGCAAAGTATCTCTCAGAAACTTATGGATTGCAGGGAGGAAGACAAACCTCTCTTGATATGGTTGATAGAGCGTTTGAAGATACACTTGGAAACGAAACAAATAGAGGAGAATTACGTGAACTCTATGGAAAAGCGAGGAAGATTTTAGTTCAGGTTGGTGCTGAGTTTGGTGGTGTTGACAATGCTAAGCAAGAAGGTGACTTGGGTTTTGCAGGTACAGATAGAGATATATCTCTATTCATTGACACAATGACCAGAACATCTACACCACAATCAGAGTTGGCTCACACTATCCTTCACGAAATGATTCATCAAGCAACAATTGGTTCTATCAATCTCGTAAAGAAAGGTATGGCTGATGGTATGCTTACACCTAAGCAGATTGAAGCTGTGAATACCATCATTAATACTTATGATGCGTATAAGGCTGACCGAAGACTGGTTTGGGAAGAAGACAACTATCGTGATTATGGAGGTAAGGATGAGTATGAGTTTGCTGCTGAAATGGCTGATGCTAAGCAGAGAAGAATACTCAGCATTCCTTATGGAGAAAGAATCCTGAATGCAGCTAATGAGTTGAAGAGGGTTGGTGATATTTCTTTATGGCAAGCTATCAAGAATGCTCTGAGAAGGCTCTTTGAGGTCTCAGACAAGTCAAAGATGGATAAGGCTCTCAGTGACATCATGGATGATTTCAATAAGAATATTGATTATATTTCCATGAACAATATCGAAGAGACGGATTTCGGTCTGAATGGTAATACTCGATTCTCCTTGCGCTATGACAAGTTTGAGCATGACCTGAACCAGTGGAAGAAGGATAATAATCTGCCAAAGGATGCACAGAGACCAACCATCCCACAACGCAACGCTGGTGAGAGTGCCGTTGACTTCCTGAGGAGAGTGGACGAGTACCGCAAACAGATGGCTCTGTGGAAGACCGCTCCAACCTACGAGCAGCATCTTCTGAGTGATGATACTGCCCTTGGAGAGTTCAACCGAGAGTTGCAGCGTGGCTCTGTGCTCAAACGTATCGCCTTCCAAGATAGTATGCTGGCTATCCGCAAGGCTCAGGAAGCTATCATGAAGGAAGTGGGTGTTGACCGCCTGAACATGGCTGAGGATGCCTATACTGCCGAGAACCGAAGCCATGGCAAGGGCAAGAACGAGTTTGAGGAATACAACAACGAGTTCTTACAGCCACTCAGAAAGGCTTATCATCAGATGAAGAAGGTACTGGGCGATAGCTATGATAATGTTCGTATCTACATGATGGCTAAGCATGGTTTGGAGCGTGATGCACAGATGGCTTTCAAGAAGTCTCTGGAAGCAGACTATGAGGACGTGGCTCAGAGAAGTGCTGCATACAAGGCTTACAAGGGTGATATGAATCGTATCATTAATGATAGCGACTTGGAGTATGGAAGAGTGGATTTCAATACTTGGAGACAGAGAGATAATGCTCTCAGAACGAAATACTCTCCATCCTATATGAACTATCGTTATGATAAGATGGGTATCGCCTACGATTACTCAGGCTTGTCTGCTCTATTTGATGGCTCAGACTTCGAGGAAGCTGCCCACAAACTGATAAAGGATATTGAGAGTAAGTATGTAACCGAGACTCACAACCTCTGGGATGCAACGAATGCGGCTACCAAGAAGATTCTCCGTGATGGCTACAAGGCTGGTATGATGAGCAAAGATACTTATCAGTATGTGCGAGATATGTATAGCCATTATATTCCTCTCCGTGGCTGGGATGGCACTACTGCCGACCAAGTATGGGACTATATCGGTGGCGGCAAGGGTGCGTTTAATCAGACTTTGAAGAAGGCGCACGGACGAACCTCTATCGCTGATGACCCTATCGCATACATCGAGAACATGGCAGAGAGTGGAATCCTGCTGAACAACAAGAACTGGGTGAAGCAACACCTGATGCTCTTGGCACAGAATCATCCTACCTCTCTTCTTACCCTGAGCAAGGCTTGGTACGTGAAGAGTGTGGATGATAACGGCAACGAGGAGTGGATTCCTGCTACACCTCAGATTACTTCTCAGATGGATAGCAATCAGGTGAAGGCTGCCATTGATGCTTTCGAGAAGAAGATGGAGCAGATGGCTCAGACTGGCAATGCTACTCAGAAGAGAGACGGATTGAACATAGCCTATCCTCAGACTCATAGCGAGGAGAGAGAACATGAGGTAAGAGTGATGAAGGATGGCGAGGAGTACGTTATCTATGTGAATGGCGACCCTCAGTTGGCTCAGGCGATGAACAATACAAGAGCACACCGAGTAAGAGAGATTCAGAGCGGCAAACTGGATAGGGCTGCTGCTTGGTTGGGCAGAAAGATGGCTGCTGCCTATACAAGTCTTTCGCCTCTCTTCATTCCTTCCAACTACTTCCGAGACCTGACCATGACCCTTGCATCTACAGCTATCCGTGAGGATGCTAAGTACAACTATCTGCTCAGAAAGAATCTTGCTACCTCTTGGAATCTCGGATTCATGCTGAAAGATTATCAGAACGGAAAGTTAAGGGAGAAGGTAAGCAACGGAAACGCTACTCCAAAGGAACAGATGTTCTATGACTTCATGATGAATGGTGGCGAGACTGGCTTTGTATCTTCACTTGACGTGGAAGACTTGAAGAAGAAATTCAAGAATGACTTGAAGGATTTGGATAGATGGAAGGCGAACCCAGTTAAGGTAGGGCACACCATCATGGATGTTATTGAGTTCCTGAATAGAATGATTGAGGATAGCAACCGATTCGCTATCTACATGACCTCTATTCAGTATGGACGTTCCATTGATGAGGCTGTGAATGATGCCAAGGACGTTACCCTGAACTTCAACCGCAAGGGTACTGGCGAATATGGCTGGCAGATGATTAGAAATCTCTATCTCTTCATCAACCCAGCGGTACAGAGTTTGCAGACCTTGGGTGCGCTTGGCAAGCATCATCCTTTCAAATTCATGGCTGTAACTGCATCGTGGATAGCGAGCGGTGTGCTGGTTCCTATCGTTAATGCAGCCTTGATGCAGATAGCTGCTGCTTTCGGTGGTGGCGATGGTGATGATAAGAAATGGTACAAGGATATTTCGAAGAAGTACTGGCAGTTCACCAAGTGGGATAGACGAAATAACCTTATTATGTGGTTTCCGTTCACTCATGAGTTTATCAAGATACCGCTTGCTCAGGAGTTCCGTGCTTTCTATGGAGTAGGTGATATGATTGCATCCAATATGATGGGTGGCAAGTTGGCTGAGGAGAGTTGGAGCCAGTATGCAGAAGACTTGCTCGGTCAGGTGGTGGATATGCTTCCGCTCGACCCGACTGGATATGACGGAAATATTGCGGTCAGTCTGATGCCTAATGCCGTCCGTCCTATCTTTGAGTTGGCTTTCAATGTTGACTTTACTGGCAAGCCATTATTCAAGGAGACAGAGTATAACAAGTATGACCCGAACTTTACCAAGGCATACGTGGGCACTCCTGATTGGTTGGTTCGTGCATCAAGGATGATGAACTCAATCGGAAACGATTATCCTGATGTGCAGCAGAACAAATGGGATGCTTTGGGTAACCCAAGATACAATCTGAATAACCCTGCTGTGGTTGACCATGTTTTGTCTTCTTACCTCGGTGGTGCTTACACCATGGGCAGTCAGGTGCTCGGTGTGCTTACCAAGTCACTCAACGACCCGAAGGAAATCAAGGTGGCTGATATTCCATTATTCAGCAAGTTCGTCAGCAATCCTGATGATAGACCAGCTTCTAAGAAACAAGGTGATGAGTTCTGGGATAAGAAGGAATACTACGACCGTGCTTCCAACACAATTAGCAAGTTGAAGAAACAAGCTAAGATTGATGGCGATTACTCCTTGCTTGAACGTTTCTATGGCTCTGAGGAATACAAGACTTATAAGTTGTATGAGAAAGATGTAAAAGATTACAAGGAGACAAGAAAGAAGGAACGTGCGGAGGAGAGTGGTGATGAGTACAAACCACATCAAATTAATGCTGAGGACATCTATAATAATCATACTACCTCTATGGATGAGTTTGAGGATATGAAGCTGAAACAACTCTTTGAAAAGTTAAACTCATTCAAGAATAGATATGATGCTATTGTAGATAATGCCCCAAATGAGAGCGATGGCTACTACAATACCAACAAGGCTGCCATTGATGCCATTGACGAGATTTCCCTTGATAAGCAGGAGATTTCCGAGTTGAAGAAAGGTTTCTTGGATGATGGCAAGGATGCCTACAACGCTGAGGACATGAAGCAGATTCGTGAATTGAGAAAGAAGATTCTTTCCGTACTGGAGAAAGCTAACAAGGTGGTTGTGGCTAACCAGAAAGCGAAGGCTAAGAAAAAATAAATATGGCTATCCCCTGAAAGTATAAGGCTTTCGGGGGATATTTACTTTCATTCTGAAACTTTTTGTTTCTTTAATTTGAGTAAAACTTTCAATCTGTTAGTATTTGCAAAGTTTAATATTTAAAGTTTTATATAAATCAATATGTTCCATTTATTTTTATTAGATTTGCCAAATCTAAGAACGTTTATAAATTCTATAATTTGATAATTCTCAATCAAAAATAAACTAAAAATGAAGGCTTATGAAACAAGATGATGATGAAGATCAACGGGTCAGGAAATTGATAGGAGAGATAACTAAACTTCTCCCTGAACGCAGTAAAATAAAAACAGATTTACTCTACTTCAAGTATGCTCCAATATTGGTCATGCTTATCAGATGGTATGGTGTATCTCAGTTTTATGACAACAAGATGGAGATTACCCTTTGGTATGAAGAGAACGAGGAACCAGTCTGGTTCTTCTATTTCATCACTTATATTCTATATCCTATTTCCCTTTGGAAAGGTCAGGTGTTGCACAGATTGTGCGTAGAGTGGCGAATACCTATCTTGTATATTGCAGGAGTCAATGTGATACACATCATGTTCGGTTCTATTGTTGTCACAAACGATATGTATTATTGTGATATGTTCCTGATTACACTCATTCTAATTTTATATGCTTATGTCGCAATTAGTAAATTACAGAATCGTAGAGGCAGGACTTCGTGTTCTTGCTGATAAAGCGCATGAATCAGCAGTAGCGCAAGAAGAAGGCAAACCAATACCTTGTGGTCTGTCAGAAGGGGACTTGGAACTGGTAGCACTCCTTACCGCTATGATGAATGATACGCAAGCCAATAAGGGTTGGTGTGCCCATGAAATGGGTAAGTCTATCTCGTCTTTCGAGAAGTATGTTCACGATGGCAAGATACCAGAAGGCATCCATGACCAGTTTGGGCATGAGAAAAAGTGGAATAAATCCCTTATCCGATTCTTTGCTAATAAGAAGGCTTTCTTCCGTAAGCAAGCAAAGAAGTATGGCATAAATATTTAGGAATAGCTAAACTGATACATATAGGAGAAACTAAATAGCCTCTCCTATACCCTTATGACCTTTTCCGTAATCACAAATCGCTGCTATTCAAACACTTAAACAACCTTTTACGAGTTTATCAATACCTATCCATATTATTCGTATCTTTGTGTCCGTAACGTTACAGAGTGAGTATCATTTTATGTTTAACAAAAAAAAGATTTCAGGATAATATGGAAAGTAAAACGTATGTATTCGGAAACGAAGGCTCCACATCTAACAATGGGATGCTCGGTCTTCTTGCACCTCTGCTCCAAAAGCAGGGTGTTGACCCAAATGTCCTTCTTGCCATGAAGGGTAACAACGGCTTCGGTGGTGAAGGTGGCTGGTTTATGTGGGTAATATTCCTTTTCTTCCTCATGGGCTGGGGAGGTAACGGCTGGGGAGGTTTCGGCAATAATGGTCGTGGTGGTCTCGCCAACGAGATTAACAATGACTATGGTCGTGGTCTCCTGATGGATGCCATCGGTGGCAACCGTAATGCACTCAGCAATTTGGCTACCCAGTTGAACTGTACCGAAGGTCAGATTCAGAGTGCCATTTCCGCCTTGACCTCTCAGGTTCAGAGTGTAGGTAATCAGGTAGGTATGAGCGGTATGCAGACTATCAACGCTTTGCAGCAGGGTAATATGCAGATTGCTCAGCAGATTGCTAACTGCTGCTGCGAGAACCGCTTGGCTATCTGCCAGCAGACTGGTACCTTGCAGAATGCCATCAACAATGTGGCTACTGGTCAGGAGCGTGGCTTCTCTAACGTAGCTTACGAGACTCAGCGACAGACTTGTGACTTGCACAATGCTATCAAGGAGAGTACTCAGACCATCGTTGATGGTCAGAAGCAAGCTGAAATGCGTGAAATGCAGAACAAAATTGATGCACTCCGTGAGGAGAATAGCACCTTTAAGTCTTCTGCAATGACCTCTCAGATTGTGGGCCAGGCGGTAGCTCCTATCAATGCGGTATTGGCAGGCTTGCAGAACGAGGTAGCTGGTATCAAGTGTAAGTTGCCTGAGACCGTGACCACTCCTTATAGCCCATTTACTGCGGTTCCTAACTGCGTGGCTTATCAGGCTGGTTTGTACGGACTGAATGCTGCCAACAATGCAGGATTCTGGGGTTAAAGAAAGGAGGCTGCTATGTTATGGTTAAGACCTTACACATGGGTGAATCGTAATGGTTCGGCAGCTATCGCTTCTACGGGCGTGGTGGTGAACACCAACAATGTTGTTTTCTCGTTCAAAAACCACGCCTTCGTGAATGCCAGCTACAGAGGAACGATTTTCGTAAATCTGAAGCAGGCTATTCCGACAGGAACGACTGGTACACTGCCTATCCTTTTCGAGACCAACGGAGTGACACAGGCTGTAACCAAGTTTAATGGTGAAGCTTTGACGGTTGCAGACGTGCCGGGAACTGGAGTGGTTCAGCTCTGGTTTGAGAGAGACACTAACACCCTTCAACTGATGACGGGTATTGTTTAACAAGAATAGATAATAGGAGATTACATTATGTTTCAAGGTTTAAGAACTAATTCCTTATTTTATGTTCTCGACAAGGGTGAGAATCCTAACTTGCGAGTCGGTCAGGTGGTTTCAGTAAGCAATCCTCAGACGAAATACCCTACCTTTAACAACGGCTTTACTCCTCAGCCTATGGAAACTGTGGTTGATGTGAAGGTGAAGCTGGGTGACGAGGAAGTGGATTTCAAGCAACTGCCTGCTAACGGACAGATAGCCAACGACAAGAACCTTGTGGTTAGTGACAACAAGGATGCCATGAGTGCCGAGGTGGATGCCATGCTGAGACAATCCAAGGCGATACTGGAGAGCGTAGATTACAACAAGAGGGTAGTAGAATCTTGTGAGGGAATGCTACAGCAACTCAACCCCCAGATTGCCAAGGAGAAGGAACAGACCGAGAAAATCAATAAACTGGAAGGTAAGGTTTCAGGCATTGAGGGCAAGATTGACAAGATGATGGGATGGCTCCAGCAGACCATGAGCAAGTAATCTCCTACCTATCTATTCACTTTAATATCTAATGATTATGGTAATGATTGAGATTACAGAAGATAAGTTCGATGATTTGTATGACAACATCGAGTCTATGCTTGGTTTTGGCAGCAAGGCTATGTCTTGTCTGAAAAAGATGAAGCAGGAGCGTATGGGTGAACGTATGCCTGATTATCGTGACGATTGGAGAAGGGAGCGTGAGGAACGTGAAGAGCGTGAGAACAGACGTAGATTCAACAACGTGAACGATGATTGGAACTACCCGAACCGCTATGGCGAAAGAGGTGGTGGCGGCTACAATGGTGGCGGTCGCTAATGTTTAACTTGGGAGTTTTGGTAGCGACATTTATGTCGGGACCAGACTCCCTTTAATATTCAGCAATATGGGAAAATGTAGGATGCCATTGGATATGTATGACCTCAAACCCGAGGCAATGGTTGCCTATCTTAGATACAATGGCTATCATTTCAGTAAGAAGATGTGCGAGTGGGCGGTGGGTCAGATGTATAAGTATGATCCTTCCACCAAGAGTGATGTAAGAGTCTCTTTTTGGGATAAAGAGAAGGTGGATGCCTTGCTGCTTGGTCAGGGTATAGAGGTAAAGAATAAGGCTGGCTACGACCATGTGTATGTGGCGAATATGGCGAGGGCAGACTTCTATAAGTCTTCCATTAAGGACGAGGAGCAGTTGGCTCAGTTTATCAAGGATATGGTGGATGATGCCGACCAGAAGGATGGTTTCATCTTCAACAGATTCTATGCCGACTGCTGCCACAATGGAGTACCTATCCCTTGGGAAGATGTGTTATGATGAGAAGAGTGATATACCTTCCGAAGCACAAATGGAGCATAGTATGTTTCATAGGTTATCAGTCACCTGATGCCGATGAGATATGCCATGCTCTTTCTGATATAGGCTGCAACGGAAATCCGTTGTCGGAAGCATACGGACATCTAACCAAGGAGAGTGCAGACAGAGGTCTTACCTATTCCAACCTATCAGGAAGAAGGAGTGTTCTTGCCATTGGAGAATGTAAATCTGATGGCAGTATTATCAATACTATCGGGCATGAGCTTCTTCATGTGGTGGCTCATATCTGTGAGCAGGACGGAATTGATATGCTTAGCGAAGAACCATGCTATATGATGGGTAGTCTTTGCGAGCAGCTTTTTCAGGTAGTGCAACAATAAAAAAGATAGGTAGATTAAATTTTACCTATCTTTTTTATCTGTAAAGCTATTTGCCATTATTACTGCCCCAACAAAATACGAATAACAGAACCTACTATTATCACAAAAGAGTATCTGGCAATATCCTCCCACTCAAACCTTTCTAACTTGTAGTGTTTATACTGGTAATATTCCCTTACTACCATGATAGGCAAGGCAAGCAGACCTATCAATATACTGACAAGCAGCCAACAAACCAAGCCTATCAAGTCTCGCTTGTTGAATGTAAGTAATTTCTTCCAAGTCATAGTTTTTACTTCTAGTAAATTATCCAATAAGTAACGAACACATCAAGGAATGCCGATACCTCCAGCCAATACCAAGGATGATACTGCAAGACCTTGAACCCAATAAATATATTGCGGTCGTACACCTTAATCATTGCAAAAGCGTAAAGGCAAGCAACTATCAGCGTTAGCGACCAACATACTGACAAGCACCATCCAACGCACCCAGCAGCAGCCACTAAAGCCGCTATCTTATGTACCTTGGACTCGTCGCCTAGGTAGTTAGGAGCGCAGCCAACGAAAGCCAATCCTCCACAACCGATGAAAGCCAAGCACTGCAAACCTTTGTCTAGGTCTAGTATAGCCACCATCATAAGGAGTGCCACCAAGCACATCACCACAGAGAACACCCAGCCGAAGTTGCGCTTAACCTTACCGCCAAGCACCTCACTACCTGTTGTGCCTTGAAGCTGATAGTAGGTATCTGACACCATATCTGGCACTTCAAATCTCATTGCTGATAGCAAGAGAAATCCCCCTAAAAGGAGAAAAGAAATCAATGATAATAACCACATAATCTTTTACTTTTTTTAATAGTTCTACAACTTCATTACAAGTTGCTGAGGATAGTCGGCAGTCACATCGAATGCCTCCACATCCTTGATAGTCTTCAACTCTGCCACAGCAGCCTTGTGAGCGGCAGTGACGTTGAAGCATTCCAAGGCATACATTTCCAAGACAGAGAGCAACTGGATAGCCTTATCACAATCCACCTCCAGCTTAACGTCTCCAAGCCAAAGGGTCGTTGTCTCTTGCCCTGCTGCCTTGGCGATGGTGGTTGAGTTCATCAAGCCCACTCTCGTAGCCTTGTCAAGCCAAACGGTCATACCATTCAATACAAAGCCATTAACCTTGCTAGAGGTATCATAAGCCTCAATCTCGGCAACCTTTGAGCGAATGGCGTAGGCAAGCTCGGATGCATCGTGCTTGGTTTTCCAAGTCTCGTATTCAGCCTTAACCTCGTCGGTATTGTAATCGGTTACTGGCACGGAGCATTCCACACACTCGTAGGCATCCATACCTTCCTTCTCGGTAGGGTCGAAGTGGATTAGGTAAATGCCACCTTCCACTTCCTCCTTTTCCTTGTAATTGCTTTTGGCGATAATAGTTTTTACAAAAGAAATTCTATTCATATCCTATTAAACTTTTAAGATTGTTTATTATAACTATTCCTGATACATATCTTCCGCATATTTTGGCAGTAGATAATATCCTTGTGCCGCATCATATTCCAAGCAGTCCAACGGATAGCGTAGGTATCACGATGGATCATCAGCCCTAGAAGCGAGTTGCATCTACAAGCAAATACCATTGCATCCTCGCTAGTAGGTTCATCTATCTCGTTCCACCACTTTATCAGTCCAAACAGATGGTCTCTTGTTCGGTTGATGGTATAGCACCTATGCGGCTTGATGATTGCGCCTGTCATTTGCGCACCCTTCTTTGCCTCTTGGAGATAGACCTTATCAGGATGGAGTGTAAGCCCCAGATTTGCCTTTAGCCAGACCCTAGCACCTTCTAATGTATCTAGTAACAACCGCTTGTCACGGCTTATGCAGACGAAATCATCAACATACCTTCCATAGCCCGAACCATCGCCCATCCTAGCCATTATCCACTTGTCGAAGATGCCCATCAACAGATTGGCGAGTATTTGGCTAGGCAAGTTGCCAATCGGCAATCCCTTGCCTTTCTCGTTCGTGAATAATGACTTATTCTTAGACAGCTTGGCAAAGAGTGACAAATCTCCCACCTTGATACAATTCTTGGTAGGGTCGTGGAGGATGACTTTCTTCCACAACCATAGCCAAAACTCTATATCGTCCTCGTGATACTCCTTTCGGATGATGTCCTCAACGATGTTATACAAAAGTTGTCTATCTATGCTCATAAAGAAGCCACTTAGGTCGCACCTCAATATCCAAGTCTCTAGGGTGTAATCTCTGCTGATAGCCTCTATCTGATCTATAAGGTGATTGATACCATAATCAACGCCCTTGCCCTTGCGACAAGCATAGGCGTTATCGGTCATATATTGCTCGAAGATAGGAAGGAACTTGATGGCTAGTATATGATGTACTATTCTATCCTTGAAGGTAGCACACCACACCTCCCGAAGTTTCGGGCGAGTGACACAGAAAGCCTTGCTCTGGCCTATCTCGTAGGTCATACTATTCAGCTCCAAATATAGCTGGTAGTTGTTGGTAAGGTAATCCATCTTGTACTCGATGCAACCCCAAGTACTGCTCTTATGCTTGCAGCAGTCCCGAAAGCCTTCATCTACAAGTTCTATCGGCACATATTCCCTCGCTATGTCGGTAGTCGTATTCTCTTCATAATCGTTCATTTTATCAAAATTAAGCATACAGAAAATCTTATCGTCACTAAGTGATAATCGAAAACTGGCAGGACATAGTAGCTGTTGTTCTTGTTGTTGTTGTTCGCCTGAGAATTGTAGTTCCAAGCGTTCGTGGCATTGTTCTGCGTTTACGGCTTCACTGACTTATTCCTAGCAACTCCATCCCTCAGAGGATGGCTGATTGCGGAAGCCCCTTGTCACATTAAGTGACGGCTCTCTTACCTTGCCGTAGCTCGGTAACTCTCACCTTTGCGATTCCTTGTCGATTTCAGCCAGCCATACCCCTCTTGCAATACCTTGTCAACTACATAGTTTAGGTTGGTTGCCGCCTTCACGCTCAAAAACTGCACTTCGGCAAAGAGGGCGATTCTAGACTTGGCCTCGGACAGACAAAGAATGAACTCGTTCAGATTGCGCTCACGGTCTTCAAAGGATGAGTTAATCCTTCTCACCAAGTCCAAGGCTGTGCAAGCCTTGCTTATCGCTACCTCGAACTGTCCGTACCTCACTATCTTGCTAATAGTCTTGGAATAGTTCAATAGTAGCTTGCACAAGGTGAACGTGTCCTTGTATATCTGTAGATTCTCTGTATATGCCATGGTTATTTATTCTATAGATTGCATACTTGCTTGCTTATCTTGCTTGTCACCTCCCTTCCGTGGAAGAGATTAAGAGGGCAAGAGATAAAGAGGTCAGCAAGCGAATACTGGCAGGACACAGAAGCTGCCGTACTTGCCGTTGCTGTTCGCCTGAGAAATGCAGCCCCAAGCGTTCGTGGCATTGACCTGCGTACTAGTCCATCTAGTCTGACCATTCACGAACTTATAGTAAGCGTCAGCCACGCTATCCCCGAAGAGTGTTCTCAACACCTCTCGGATGGTGCCAGCATTACTGATATGTACGTACTCCTGACCTACTGACATAAGGAAGCCATTCAATTTCTCGCCGCCAATCTCTAGGCTCTGACCATAGGCGAAGGCAAATGCAGGTACGCTAAGACTTCGCTCCTCAGCCTCTTGTCGAACCAAGAAGGACGATTGCTCTCCGTTCCAATAGTTAGGGTCAGACGATGTATTACCATTCAGGGCGATTGAGGTAAATTGCAGATTCTGCGTACACCACTGATATTTTTGCAGCTTTGTCATATCCTTTAGGTCGGTGCAGCGAATGATGAAGGTACCTCTGTTAAGGCGAAGGTTCTGGTCTGCCACCTTGATGGCGATAGCTTCCTCGGCACTCTTACCAGCAGCCACCCAGTCCTCGATGTAGTACTCGGTAGCACCAGAATCAAGCACATAGATGCCAGTCTTGAACTGGTACATGTTGACTTGAATAAGTCGCTGAGCTACCCTTGATGTGTAGGTTCGGGAGTTCTTGTTAAAGCGAACATAGTAGCCATCCTCATCATCAACCCTCACTGTGTACTCCTTGAGATATGGAACATAGATGGTTGCCTGTCCCTTCTTGTCGGTGGTGTAGGTGGTTGCCTTCTTGTCGATGGTTACAATCACATCCTTTCCTTCCCAAGGCGCACCAGTGCCATCGGTGTATTTGGTGACAGTCACGATAACTTTCTCGCTTGTCTCCTCATCATAAGGCTCGTAGTTGAAGGCGATGGTCTTACTCACACCCACAGAGGTAAAGCCAATAGGAGACAAGGGCTGAGCGTTGGCATACTCTGGCACTGCCACTTGATAGTACACTCCTCGGCTTACCTTGAAGGTGGTCTTACCCTCTGAGTCGGTTGTGTACGTCTGAGGAGTCTTGCCATTGTTGAGAAACACATTCACCTTCAAGCCAGCGACACTGATACTCTCAACAGAGGAAGTGATTACAATGGTAACAACCTCCTCGGTATTAACCACCTCGGTCTCCTGCTTCTCTCCCTCTCGGTTAGTGACGATAATCTTCGTTCCCTCCAAGATTACATTGCACCTTTCAGCCCCAGCAGTGGCGGTCTCGCACTTTCTGATTGCCTCGTTGGTGTTGTCAGCTGCGGTGTTGGCGTTGGAGATAGATTGAGATAGGGCGGTTGTGTCTATTTGGTCTAGCTTATACTTATCACCACCAGACATAACTCCATCATTGTAAACCCACCGACCAGCAGGTTTGGAGCGTGTAGTTATATCTGGCTCTATGGGAAACAGATATTCATATTGAGCCGAAGCTAGCGGAATAACAGCTTCCTCTGTATTTCCGTCAGCCAATGTATAGATAACCCTACAGCCTTTTTCTTGGCTAAATTTCATAGAGGAAACTACCTCTCCCTTCTTGGCATATTCCTTCAGGTCAAACGTAGGCACAAAGTCACCAAGTTTCTCCCACTTGGTAGAATCATACTCACCATCAACATCACCTGTGTAGATAAACTCATCATAGGTATCTTGTTTACCTTCCTTATTGTTCTTAATAAGGTAGATGTGCTTCTTGATGTCCGTGGTAGGAAGTTCTTGCACTGCTTCAAAGAAGTTCATGTCGAGATTGCCAAGTTGGGCAAGAGGAACAAAGCCCTTGCTATCCAATGAGGCAATACCATTAGGTCTTCCCTTTGTTGCTTCCAGTTCACCAACATTTCTCTCTATCTGATTCTTCACTCCTCGCAACACTCGAAGGAGACCAGACTTATCTAAATAATTTGCCATATTTATTTTATCCTATTACAGTTTGAAATACTTGTTGAAATAAACCGTCGATGTCAGAGTCAGTCATAGCAAGACCAACAGAACCATCGTTGACAAGCAAGCCTATGTTGGAGCGGTCTGTGGTCTTGTAGCCTTTGGATGATACTTTACCATCTGGAAAAGAGACCTCTTCGTTTTTAAAATCGGCAAGTATTCTGTGATAAGGTTCTTCGCTGCCATCAACTTCTATTGTCTTTAATATAATTTCGTCAGAATTACTAAGAGATATGACTGCACCAAGCTGAATGTCATTTTGAAAAATATCTCTTACGCCGCTTATAGTATTTCCGTTAAGAAACAAATGCCCCTTCATAGAATTTGTTCCATCAAGCCTCAGATACTCATTTTTGAGTTTATCCCAAACAGCCTGAGCAATCTGATTAATCTCTATTTTATCCGTGGTACTAATCTTTTCATCAAGAGACTCTTTAACGGATTTACCAGACTCCTCGTCCTTGATATACCTCGAATATGTCAGAGTCTCGTCTTTGCGTCCGCTAACAAGAATGCTATTGTACTTTTTATTTTCTGCCATATTATTCTTTAAGTTTAATTTGATATTCATTGTCGTCACCAGCTACAAGTTCGTCTGACCAATAGTAGTAGAGGTCGCCCAACTTGTTGGTGTTCAAAGAAGCTTCGAAACCACATTGACTAAAGATAAGTGGCTGTCGGCTTGCGAACCAGATGTACGGCTTTTCTTCTGTTGTCGCAATGGTTAGAGTTTGACCGACAAGCGTACCTTCGTACATTGTGAGGTCTGACATGTTCAACTCGCCCATATTCTTGGCTGATGATGCGCCATAATAGCTTGCCTTTACAGTTCCGCTTGCCGTGATGGTAACATAACCCGATACGGCAGGAATGAATACCTTGTGAGTAGTACTATTGTAATACTCGTCAGTAACATCTTTGCCATCCATAATAATTTTTACCTGACCGATACTGAAGCCTTCTATAGGTATGAACTCAGCTTCCAGTTTCTTCCCGTTGCTGATAGTTCCGTTAACCACATAGTTCTCTTGGTTATCCGCCATTTGAGTTTCGCCATTGATGGTGTAGCTGAACTTGACGTTGTCAACGATGAACGATACTGGGCAAGTTGACTGATTGCTGGTCACGATGTAGTAGCGAAGATTGAATAAGCCAGTATGCTCACCTTCTGTAACACCGATAGGAACATTACTCATAGAGTTGTGTTCTACGATTCTCAGAAGATTACGCTCTATGCTGACCATTTCACTATCTTCATACTTCCATGATACCCTGACATTGTAATTACCGCAATCAAGGAAAGAAGGAATGTCACATATCAACACATTTCCTTGGATTCCTGCTACTTGTACTGGAACGGAAATCGTGTTACAGAAACAGCCTGACAACTCAACCTTGATGTCGGTAGCCTGACTCATATCGAAGTCAACGAGTCGCTGAAACTCTCTCGATACATCCATCTTCCGCACCAAGATGTGTAGTTTGAAACTATTTCCTTGTACTATTTTATAAATCATATTTTGATACACATTATTAATAATAGGCAAAGATAGGCAGAATATACTCTACCTATCTCTTATCCGTTAACTTCTAAATCAAGCCTTTCCATCTGAGAAACTTGCGCTTGCGACTCTTCTTGCCTTTCTCGCTTTTGCAGTTGGTATGATAGACACAATCCCTGAACAGGTCTCTGACCTTCATGTCGTTGTCAACCAGTTTTGTTCTCTTGAATGTCTCGAAGAGTGAGCGGTTCATGATCATCAGGTTGCCCTTCTGTGTAGGAAGAACATAGAATATTTCTCCGTTGTTCTTCTTGGATGCGTAGTCTGCCTTAGCCGTAGCTTGGCGGTACATGATTTCGCACTTGATGCGCTTGAAAATCTTTGTTACTTTCATAATCGTAATTATTTAGTTTGAACTATATGATGGTTGCTGCCGAAACAGAAACCTTTCTTGTCATTACTCTTGTCTTATACTCTATCATCTTAGGCATTTCCATTTCATTGAAACAGATGTGGAGTCCGATGGCTCTGGTCATGAGCAAATCATCGTGCTTTCCGTCTGCCGCCTCATATACGGTTCCGTTCTTCTCGTAGGTGAGATATTCATCTAAGCATCTATCGTCTCGCTCTACATAGAGTTGCTCACGGATAACCTGAACCAATACTGAGATAACCATTGGCTTGGTTGCCACGTTGGTATGGAATCCGTACTTCACTGGAACCTTATTCTTGATGTCTGATTCGCTCTGCTTGCGTGCGTAGAGGTTGTCGTATGCGTCCTTGATTTGATTCAGGATAAACTCAGACTGGTCACCACCTTCCAAGATATGCTCCTTGTCTTTCGTCTCCAAGGTGTTGGATTCAATAACCAATAGAGCATCGTTGTAGTATTTGGCTATCTGAGCAGCCTTCCACGCCAGCAAGTCCATATCAATATGCCCATACCATTGTGCTACCACATACGGCTTGCCGCCTTCCATCATCCAATAGCGGTCGAAGACACAGATAACAGACCAGTCGGCATTCTTGCTACGTCCACCAATATCCACTACAACCAGATAGCGGTTGGTTACCTTACAATCATCAAAGGTCTCAGGCTTGCTCCATATCCACAACTGACCTTGCTTGTCTTCACAGAATCTGACATTCTGCATACACTTCTTGCCCTTATATCCGTCACCATAAACATCACCGATGAACTTAGGTGCTCGGCATCCCTTGCGGAACTTGTCAACCTTGTCTTCGGCAAACACCTTGGCTCCTGAATGCTTGAATGCCTCAATGTCATCGGTAGGGTAGCCAGCAGCCATATCGGCATGGTCGGTGAACTTCTTGCGCTCGGCAATATACCAGTTGATGGCTTCGAGTGGAGCACCAAGATTCCATAGTTTCCAAAGATAGGTGCCTGGCTCTTCTCGGTCGGACATCGTGTTGGTATTATTGCGGTTCTCGTATAGCCATTTGGCAAACTCTACCTTCTGTTTCTTGCTTTCAAATTCAAGATGATACATATCGTATATCTCGTACCAAGGAACAAAGAATGGCTCAAACTGAGATTCTCCCTTGACTGCTGCAAGCCACTCCTTGTGGAAGAAGTTGCCAGTACCATTGGCAGTGGATTCGTAGGCGATCATCGTGTATGGTCGGTACAAGATACCATTAGTAGCATTCTGCACCACCTCTTCTGGAGACTTTCCGTCCGTCTTTTTCCACAAACCCACCTCGGAAAGGTGAACCAAGTTGTAATCTTCACCATTGGCTGATAGCGGTCGCTCCATGGAACCCACCTTAATCTTGCAGAATCGCTGAGGAACCTTCTTGACGTTTCCTGATGTTCCGACACCCACAAACTTCGGCTCGTTCTCAGAGAATGCTTCTCCCATTTCGTAGAGGAACTTGGTGGGAAAGTTCTTCAGAGCTTCCTCGAACATTCCTCGGATGGTTTCTGCCGTGTCCTTGACCTGAGCCACGATGAGCGAGTTGAGACCCTTCTGCCACATGAGTTGCAGCCAGAGGAAGTACATCTGAATAACCGTTGAACCTCCCCATTGTCTTGCTTTTAGCAGGATAAGACGGATAGGGCGATTCTTCTTTCTTCGCTCCTCCAGCCACCTGAGAAGTCTGCGTTGCGGTCTTCTGAGCACAAAGCGAAAGGGGAGACCTCCACCTTTCGGTTTGATATAGATGAACGTGGCAAAGAAGAAGAATGGGTCATGTTTCATTCTGATGCGAGTGAACTGCTCCACCAGTTGCTCCATTTCTTCCTCTAGGTTGTACGGCTCGTCTATATCCTTGTGCAGTTCCTCGATTACCGCCTTGCAGCTACCCAACTCGATGAGCATCTTGACGAGCGGAATCTTCTTCATCGAAACTGGAAGCTGCTGCTTCTGAATCGGGAAATCAGGAAGGATAAGTGGGAATCGCTTGTCTCCACAACCTTCACCCTTGATGGGATTGAATGGTGTGTTGATTTCCTTGATGCGTTTCTCGTTTTCCTTCAGAATGCCCAATACGTGTTTGTCGAGTGCATCAGTCAGTTTGGCGGTTACTTGTCTTGGCATAGCGGTGCATTTAGATAACCCCACAACAGACCAAGTACATAGCAATAGATGTGGACTCCAACCGCCATGCAAGGGAAAAAGATTCCAACACAGATATATAGGAGAATGGTGAGATTGTATCTTACCTTATTCTCCACGTAGGGGGCGATAAAGCCCATGTAAGCATATATAAATCCGCTGAGACCGATGATTGGTGCGGATGATGCAAAAGGATAGCTTACGGCTATGATATAGAATGCTACCATGTGACCGATACCGCAAGGGATTGCTCGGTAACATTGGTGAAAAACATAGAGGTTGATGGCTACATGAAAGATGTTCTGATGAAAGAAAGGGTAGCTTAGTCGGTTCTGAATAGAGCAACCTTCAAAGAGACCCATGCCATCATATCCTATGAGCGTGATACATATTATTATAATGTACCCTGAATAAAACGCAATCTTCTCTGACGAAGTTCGTAGCATCTTTTCTTCTCCTCCTTCCTCACCCGATGAAGTATGACGTGCATGGATTTTGGAGTGAGATAGAAACTCGGTGCTTCTTGATTGCACACATGCCAAATGGCATCCATCTTGGTGAGAGAAGGATGCTCCTTGGAATAAATCTTGTATCTTCGGAAAATCTCCTGAAACATTGCTCTTTTCTGTGGATTCATGCTGCTGATGGATTTACCATTGAGCATATTGAGAATGACATTGTATGCTCGGTCGGAAGAAACCCAAAAACGTTTGCTTGGAGATTGCAATAGTCTTCGCTCAATCTCCAAGATGCCTATATTGTCTCTTACTGATATAATCTTCTTGTAAGCCCTCAATATGTCAGCGTCACGTTCCTTTGTAAAGTCACATCGTGAGCCTTTATGTTTCATATATATAAGGCAAAGATACACAAATGTATTGAAATAACCAAATTAATTTGATACAATTAAGTATAGTTAACGGATAAGATTAATAATAAGTTGAAAAGCGTTATTTTTGTGCATTGATTTATAAATTTATACATATATATATGAACAAAAATATAAATACAGAGCAGAATGCTGGTGCTGCTAAACAACAAGATACAAAGACCAAGAGAGACTTGGCTTTGGAACGCTTGAAGACCAGACATCCCGACACCGAGTATGCAGACGATGAGTCTATCTATGGAGCCATCAATGACGATTATGATACCGACCAGAAGGCTTTGCAGGGTTACAAGGATAACGAGAAGGCTATGGGCGATTGGCTGGGTAGTGACCCTGAGGCGGCTACCTTCCTTCAGGCGATGAAGGCTGGCAAGAGTCCTTACGCTGAGTTGATTCGCACGCATGGCGAGGATGCTATTGACTACTATTCAGACCCTGACAATGCGGACGAGATTGCATCGGCTCAGTCTGAGTTCTTGCAGAATGCTGCCAACGGCAAGAAATTGCAGGAGGAGTATGACAAGAATATGCCATCCAGCTATGAAGTCTTCGACAAATTGGAAGAGAAGTATGGCGAGGAAGCGGTGAACAATGCTATCGACCAATGTTTTCAGACTATGCGCAATGTGGTGACGGGCAAGTTTACAGAGGAAATGATTACTGCGTTCATCAAGGCAAAGAATCATGATACCGATGTGGCTGATGCGGCTCACGAAGGTGAGGTTCGTGGCAAGAACAGCAAGCACGTCAAGAACCTTGAACTGAGAAAGAAGGGCGATGGTACTGCCGACCTTGATTCTGCCAATGCAGAGACCAAGCCAACGGATAACCAGCCTGACCTTGGTGCGCTTGGTAGGGTATCACGTAGAGGTAACATCTGGGAGCGTGGGCACGAGAAAAGAACACGTATTCGATAATGTGATAAGGTAAAAAGATAATTTATATGTTTAATTAATATTCAGAATAACAATGAAGAAAAGTACATTTAATCGGCTGCTTTCCATTTTTCTGATGGTTATGGCAGTTATTTTTGGAGTGAATGGTAATGTGGTCATGGCTGAGGCTGCTCTGCCTGATGGCGGTACTACCAAGAGTGGTCATGCTGCTGAGGCTGGCGGTGCTACCGCTGCCGATGAAGCTGGCAATGGTGGTGCGGCTCGTCAGAATGATGGTATTGCCACCGAAACCAAGGGTCGTGAAGCTTATAACGAGAAAGGTACGGAGTTCTATGAGAACGACATCAACGACAAGATTACCAAGATTCGTCCGATGGCTACTCCTATTGACCAGATTTCACGCTATGCGACAACCAAGTCTGCCAGTTCATTTGTTGTAGAATACTGGAGTATCGGTACACGTCCTATCAAGACTACCGTCAAGGAAACAACTGTTGAGAGTACTGGTACATCTATGGTATTGAAGGTAGAAGACCCTGATATGTTTACGCTAGATGATACCATCCGAGTTGTAGGTGTTAAGGCGATTACCAACTACAAGAATCAGGCTTATGCAGACCTTACCGATGAACCTACTCCTGATTTGGAACTTTGTGTGTGCGGAAAGGATAATGAGGGTTATCCTATTGTGTATGCAGTAAATGGTAAATTGGTTAAGAAACAGCCTATTGGCGTTCCAGCCTTACAGAAGGGTCAGAAGCTCATTCGTATGGCGAAGAGTTGCGGTGAGTTGGACGTACAGACAGGTCGTTTCAACAACCTTCCTGCTTCTGAGACTCAGTTCTGCCAGAACTTCATGATTCAGATTGAGGAGAGTACCTTCAATAAGATTGCTGCTAAGCGAGTAGATTGGGACTTCTCTGATATTGAGGAGGATAGTATCTACGATATGCGTCTTGCTATGGAGGGTACTTATCTCTTCGGTGATATGGCTTGTATCAAACATACCACCAAGAACAACTCTGCCCAGTGGTTTACAAAGGGTATCTGGTGGATGGCTGGAAAGGATATTGAGGTAGGTCATGTTGCTACTGCCGATGATATGAAGAAGGGCTACAACAAGAACGAGCGAGTGATTACCGATTTGGAGTTGGTTGACATTTCCAAGGATTTGTTCGTTGGTACTGGTATCGGCAACAAGCGCAAGGTGATTATCGCTGGCTCAGACTTCGTGAGCGCATTCAGTAAGATTAATTCTGATAAATTCCGCTTGAAAGACACCGTTGAGGTTTGGAACTTGAAGTTCAAGAGTTGGGAGACCGACTTTGGTGAGGTGCTGATGATTCACTCTGAGTTGTTCGACCTCTTTGATATGAGTGACTGCGGCTTCGCTCTTGACCCAGAGTTCTTGGTTAAGCGAGTACACTTGTCTTGGACACGTAACGTACTCGACTTGAAGAAGGCTGGCATCCGTAACACCGATGCGGTAGTTATTCAGGAGGTAGCTTGTCTGTACTTGAAGTACCCTAAGGCACACGCTCGTATGCGCCTTGCTGCGGTTCCTGCAACAGATAGCATGTCTGAAACTGGCGAGACAAAGGCTGCTGCCTAACAGCAAGTAGAATTGCAAATTTATTCATCAAATAGTGAGGGGTGTGGGCACTTGCCCCATCCCTTTTTTAGTAACACACATATATATATAATAAGGTATAATCATGTTTAATAAATATCAAGCAGGTACTGATTTGGCATTCAGCGTTATGGTAGGTAACGAGCGGATGCGTATTATTTTCGAGGGTAAGACAATGGGTAGTAGCATCTATATGACAAGAGACCCAAAGGTACAGAAGGCTATCGAGTCACATTATTGGTTCAACGACAAGTTCTTCTTGGTGGAGAGTATTGACGAGAAGAAGGAAGCTGCGGAAGCCAAGAAGAAGGCTGCTGCCAAGGCAAAGAAGAAAGTGGCTGACGAGAAGAAGACACACGTAGTGACTGACGTTGAGGATGCCAAGGACTATCTGGCTGAGACTTATGGTGTGAGCCGTTCCAAGATGAAGACCAAGGAAGACATCTTGGCTATTGCAAATGAAAAGGGTGTTGAACTAGAAGGCTTAGAGTAATGGTAGAATATGCTGTGTCTGATTTAGTGAAAGAGGTGAAGGTGCTCTTGGATAGAAACCAAGAGTCTGCTGGCTTGCTGGCTCCTAGCGATTCTGATACACTCTCGCAAGCAGAACTTATTGAGAGTAAAATCGTAGATGCAGCAAGAATCATTCTTTCGGATGCTCCTGAGGATATGGTGGAAGGTACTTCGTGTGCGAATGATGTAACGTGGGCGGATAGCAACGGCTATTACGTGGGTAATATGGTTTTGCCTACCGATATGCTGAGAATCCTTTCTGTGAAGGCAGAAGGCTGGAACCGTCCTGCCGAAATCATTTCAGAGAGTGATGATGCCTACAAGTATCAGAACTGCAAATATGGAGTCAGGGGAAATCCTGAGCGACCGATTGCGGCTATCGTGCATACGGCTAACGGCAAGAGTATCGAACTATATACTAGTAAAAAGCAGGATGTTACATTGGCATTCATCTACGTTCAGGTTCCATCTATCACTGACGAACAGAAAATAAGTTTGCCTTCCGTCCTGAAAGATTCTATTCTTTACATGGCTGGCTATCTGACGTGCATCAGCCTTGGAGATACAGATACCGCAAGCAAATTCATTGGGGTGGCTAGAAAACTGGCACATATTGTTGAACCTACAGAAACATCATAAACTATGGCAAAGAAGAAAGAAGAAACAAAACTGCTATCGTTGAGCAGGGTGCTTGACAAGGAAGAACTGGATAGCGTGAAGGCATCCAAGAACCGATTTGACAAGCCATACGAGCGTGCCTTCTCTATCTTGCTGGAGGCTCAACGATACTACAACAACATGGATAACTTCCGTAAGCGAAGATTACGAAACAAGCGGTACTGCTATGGAGACCAGTGGGGCGATACCATTGAGTTCAAAAGCAAGTGTGGCTTTAAAAAGCGTATCAAGGAGGAAGACTATATCCGTGAGCAGGGTAGCGAACCATTGAAGAACAACCTTATCCGTAGATTGGTGAAGAATGTGCTTGGTGTATATCGCTCACAGAGCAAGGAACCTACGTGCAATGCTAGAGATAAGGATGAGAAACGATATGGTGAGACCATGAGCGTGGTGCTGCAATGTAACCGACAACTGAACCGAGAGACGGAACTGGATGCACGAACCATGGAAGAGTTTCTGATAAGCGGTGCTGCTATCTATAAGAAAAAGTATGGATGGCGAAGAGGTAGGTTGGATTGCTGGACGGACTACGTGAACCCGAACAATTTCTTCATAGATAATAATATGAGAGATTTCCGTGGTTGGGACGTGAGTTGCTTGGGTGAGGTGCATGACATTACCATCGGCAACGTACTGAGAGAGTTTGCCAAGTCTCCTGCTGAGGCTCGTAAGTTGAAGGAGATATACCGGTTGGCGGCTAACCGAGATTTCATTATTGCAGACTGCACTCAGCGATTCGGTGAGTTCGACCCTAAGACCATCGACTTTATGAATCCTGCCAACCCTTCGCTCTGCCGAGTGATTGAGGTCTGGCGCAAGGAGAGTAAACCGAGATACCGATGTCATGACTACAACAATGGTGACGATTTCAAGATTGATATTGAGGATAAGGCTGATATTGTAGATGCAGAGAACAAAGACAGAATCAGGCGAGGAATGGCTGCTGGCATGCTGGAAGAGGATATTCCTCTGATTGATGCCGAGTGGTTTATGGATGATTACTGGCATTTCTACTACCTTTCTCCATTTGGTGATATTCTGAGAGAAGGCGAGACCCCTTATGCTCATGGTGAGCATCCATACTGCTTTAAGTTCTATCCGTTTATTGATGGCGAGATTCACAGCTTCGTGGAAGATGTGATTGACCAGCAGAGATACGTGAACCGACTTATCACGATGTATGACTTCATCATGCGTGCGAGTGCCAAGGGTGTGCTGCTCTGTCCTGAGGATTGTCTTCCTGATGATATGAGTTGGGATGATTTCTGCGATGAGTGGAGTAGGTTCAATGGTGTGGTGAGATACAAGCCAAACAAGAGCGGTCAGGTTCCTCAGCAAGTGGCGAACAATTCTACGAATATCGGTATCGGTGATTTGCTCAGTTATCAGTTGAAGTTCTTCGAGGATATATCGGGAGTGAATGGTGCGCTGCAAGGGAAACCAGGAGTATCAGGTACGAGCGGTTCGCTTTATGCCCAGCAGACACAGAATGCTACCATGTCGCTGCTTGATATTTTGGAGACTTTCAGCCAGTTTATCATTGATGGTGCTTACAAGACCGTGAAGAATATGCAGCAGTACTACGATGTGGCTCGCAACTTCAATATCGTGGGTAGGGCAGGACAGATTGTGCGCTATGACCCTAAGAAGATTAGAGACGTGGAGTTTGACATCAATATAACGGAAAGTACGGCTACTCCTGTTTATAGACAGATGGCAAATGAGTTCCTTATGACCTTGTGGCAGAATCAGGCTATCACGCTGGAGCAGTTGCTGCAAGTAGGAGATTTCCCATTTGGAGAGGAGTTGCTGCAATCGGTTGCATCCAACCAGCAAGCCATTCAGAATGGTGAGACTCCACAAGGATTCTCTCCTCAGTTGCAAGCACAAGTGGATCAGGCATCACAGAGCAACCCAAAGGCTCAGGCGATGTTGCAGCAGATGATGAGCGGTCAGGGGGTGAGTCCTGACGGACAGACCCCACCGCTTGCTGCTTAATTTAGTTATTAATTTAATAAATAATAGTATGATTGCAGATAAACCAAGCGACAAGGAATGGTATGGCAACGGAAAAACCGATACCAGCCAAGGTAGCAATCCCAATAATGGTATAGCTACGGAGACTAAAGGTAGGGAAGATAAGCCCGAACTTTACGAGAATGATGTACTCGGCAAGGTGTCGAAACGCAAGAAAAACGACATCTGGGCGAGGGGCAAAGAGAAACGAACCAAATATAAGGACGAATAAAGAAAGGAGGTGTTTTTATCGTAACTGTATTTGTCTGATACTCAGATAGCTACAGGGATATTTACGAGTTTATGGTGCTGCGTTGAAGATATTCTTATCTTTGCAGCATCATAAACTTTTAAATTTTATAGGTATGAATTTCGTAGAGTTTGTCGAAAAGTATCAGCGGGATATGACTCCTGAACAGATGTTGAGTATAGCTAAGGCTATCGGTAAGTATCTCTCGTACAGGTTGAGCGATGTAGAGGTGCATCATCTTTGTGCGATGGTGCATGGTGTTTTGAGTGAAGAACATTTTGACAAGTACTTTGCTGATGATGCTATCAGTAAGATGTGGTATGAGGACGCTGACGGAACCAAGCACATGGCTCCTTTCTTTACGGACGAAGAAATAAAGGAGGTTTTCGATAAACATAAGGATGATATATCAGACTATACCATCCATGATTTGGCGGTAACTATGAATTTACTGAGGAGTGACCATCATGTTCTGCTGGAGCGATATAGTGGGGATGCAGAGGAGTTGAAGGGAATGGTAGTGTTGATGGCGATAGAATACCTTCAAGACCCAGACTGTTTGCATCCAACGAGCAAGATATGGCATAACATTAACGGATAAGATGATGAATTGAAAGGCATAACTTATCTTTGCGTATTATTAATATTTTAAAAAAGATAAGTTATGTCTCCAAACGTGCGTGAAGGATTGCAATATAGTGCAGCTATAGGAATGCTTTTGAGCGGTGTTGTACTCACATTCCTATCATTCTTTCTCAACAATTATGTAGTGTCGGATGGTGTGCTTTGGTACGTCAGCCAGACTTTGGTTTACTCTGGGGCGATATTCGGAGTAAACGTTTATTTCAAAACAAAATTGGGCAACTTTGAAAGCAGGGTTAAAAGTGAACTTGCGAGTATAATGAAACAGGTAAAGGAGGGTAAGTAATGAAGGTAACAAGAGAACAGATTTTGGCGATTATGCCGAATGCAAAAGATAAGGTGGACGCTTTTTTGCCTTACATCAATGGTTATGCTGAGGTGTTTCATATTGATACTCCTAAGCGTATGGCTCATTTCTTGGCTCAGATTGCTCATGAGAGTGGCGAACTGAGATACACTAAGGAACTCGGCAATAAGAACTACTTTCACAAGTATGATGTAGGCGAGTTGAAAAATATGCTCGGGAACCTGAAAGATGGTGATGGGTATAAGTATCGTGGTAGAGGATTGATACAGATTACTGGCAGGGCAAACTATCAGGCATTTCAGAACAGCAAATATTGCTCTGATGATATTATGGAAAACCCTCAGTTGTTAGAGCTTCCCCTGTTGGCAACCAAGAGTGCGATGTGGTGGTGGTGGAAACACGACCTGAACAAACTGGCTGATAGTGATAGTTTCGTGGCTATTACCAAGACCATCAATGGTGGAACTAACGGCTTGGAATCAAGGCGAAAGTTCCTAACAAGAGCAAAGAAGGCTTTCAAAATTCGTCTATGAAAACAAACTGGTATGATACTTATTTTTGGCAAGTAGCACTCTACGTGATAAGCCTCTTGCTGGTGGCATTTCTTCTGTCTGGATGCAAAACAAAGTACATTCCGATGGAAAAAATTGTATATCAGAATGTGATAAAACACGATACGCTGCATACTTCTGACAGCGTTTTCGTACGTGATTCAATCTTCCTCAGACAGAAGGGAGATACTTGCTTTCTTGACCGATGGCATGAGAAGACCGTCTATAAGAATGTGTATAAGGTGAAGGTGGATTCCTTCTTGAAAAGAGATTCTATCCCAGTACCCTATCCAGTAGAAAAACAACTCTCAAAGTGGGAGCGGATTCGGTTGAAGTATGCAGTGTGGTCGTTTGGCGCACTCTGTATGCTGCTCATCATATTAGGTTATAAACTCTATAAAAAGATAAAGAATGGCAGATTTCACATTGACAATCAAGAAAAATGACATCTATGAAGAGGTGGCGAAGACCACTGCCTACATAGGCAAGAAGACAACCGTAGAGGATGGCAAATCGGCTTTTGATCAGATATTCGTGACGGAAGCAGACTTGGCAATGATAGAGCGGTTCTTCAACGAGTCGTTAGATGCGCTAAGAAATGTTCTGAAACGATTTATCTCAGGTGGCTCAGGAGTAGATGGAACCATCAACTGGGAACTAGAGATGCCAAGCAGATTCGATGGCAACCTACTCAGTTCCATCAACTCGTCAGCCAACTCGTTCTTGGTAAACAGCATTATCGGAAAATGGTGCGAGATTGCCGCAAACGACAAGGTAAAGGAATATGCAGATAACGCTGCTGCATTATTGCTCGACATTAAGGATAAAGCGTTCTACAAAAAGAAACCGACACGAACAAAAATATCATAGTATGGCAAGAAAGAGTTTAACGATTACGTTGTATATGAGTGAACTCATTTACGACTTTCAGAATAAGGCGTACCTTACAGGACGCAGTAGAAGAGCTGCCAGTATGGATGCTGAGGCGGCAAGTAATATTCAGGCGAGCGATGATGACGAAGACAAGAATCAAGCATTGCGTAGCATTCAGAATGCGTACAGCCAACTGTTTGTTGAGTTGAGTGAGTCAGTTCAAACAGACACAGGTACTACTGCGTCTAACGAGTTGATAAGTAGCGATACCAATATCACCATCAACCTCTCCCTTCCGTCTAACTATCCACTCGCCTTGAAGGATACGCTTACCAGTTCCATCCATGACTACATTACCAACAAGGCATTGATGGACTGGTTTATCATTACCAACCCCAACGAGTCGAAGACTTATTCAGAACTGTCGATAGCTGCTATCAAGAATCTGCATGAGACCTTTAACAGACGTGAGAGGCCCAGAAGGACAGCTCCAAACGTATAATGAAGGAGGTTATTATGAAAGAATGCAGAGTATGCAACCTTGGGTACAAGGTGATGATAGAGCTTCAGAAGAAAGAGTTGGTTTTTGACATCAAGAATACTGCTGCCGTTTACGCAGATTCCATCTCCAGTTCGGTGGAGGATTCCCATTCTATCCATAATATCTATGATGTGGGCGAGGACGGAAATCGGGATAAACTGGCAAGGATTCTTGACTCAGCAGTAGAAGACTGCAACGAAATGCTTTTCAGATATACCAAGATGGAAATGCTTGGTGGCGGCTTTGATTCTAATGAGTGGGAAGAATGTATAGGTTCGCCTACAAACGAGGAAGAAGCCTACTACTTGGCGATGAGGATGCCACAAGGTTTCTCGAAGACAAGTGTGCATACCATGACGGTATATATTCATGATTACATTGTGAACCAATGTTTATATGAGTGGCTGATGATTGTTTATCCTGATGGTGCTGATAGGTTCTGGGCACTCGCTGAGGAGAAGAAACAGAAGATTAAGGAAGCAAGCAATCGGTCGGCTGGTAGGGCAAGAATTGCTTTGCATCCATTTTAGAATTAAACAAGGGTAGCTATCCATCACGGACTGCTACCCTTTATTTTTTATAATGAAAAAGAAAATTATTATCTAAGTTTATTCTGTAATCTTTCTTGGAACTTAGCAGATAGACCGCTTATAGATTCGTTGGGGGCAAGTTTGCCAATAAGCGCAATCCTGAAATATTTGTATGGAGAGCCTACAAGGCTTCTGAGAAATATATCAACAGAAGAACTAATGTAATACCAATTAACAAGGTCGTTACTCCCGAACAGAACCATTCCGCATTTCCATTCCCGAATGCTGCTGAAATATCCTCTTGTGATGCAATCGAACATAGTCTTATAGACCTCTTGCCCAAGCGTTAAAGGACGGCTGCAAAGAAAGAACGGAACGCTTTCCGTTGGCTCCTTCACGTACACATCAAGAATTTTTCCAGCCTTGTCTGTAGCGTATGACTCAGGATATATATTCACTCGCTTGTTGAAGACATTGTGCATGGTTCCCCACATCTTACTTTTCAATGAGTAAACGTAAGCATAAGTATAGTTCGGGTTGAAGACGATGATACGACTATCGTAATAGTCGTAAATCATATTAGCTTCTTCGAGATACTTGCGAAAATGGACATACTTCACGTCTGACTCAGGAATTTTACCTAGCGCAAGGAGTTTATTCGGATAGGTCTTGTCCTTTGTTGAGTGTGAGTAGATAGATAGAAAATCGAAAGGATAATCATTCAGTGCGTCTGTTATACACTCAGATTCTCGTCCTCGCTGCATCATAATACCTCGCTCGGTAGAGAACAGGACGGCATCGTCTATCTGTAGTATTCCTTTTGGGTTGGAACAAATCTCACGGTTGGCAGGCTGGCGAGCATCGTATGTTCCTTCACCATTTGTCATAAGTACCCATACTCCTTCATCCGTGAAAGCGTAGAGTGGTGCCTCTCCAAACTGTCCTTCGCTGATAGGTCTGGTATTCGCTGACAGAGCATTGATGATTGATGAGCCTACTTGAACAGTATTCTTGACAGGGAAAACAAGAGGGTTCTCAGCTTCGCTGACCTTGACAATGTTTTGTGAAATGTTCAATCCTTCATCTTTGTTCTCGTTATATTTGTCGTAAATTGATTGCCATGTGGATTTAGTTATTTTTTGAAAATCCGATTCGTCTATATAGTCATTTTTAGAAATACTTATGCTTAAATTGTGATTTTCAACATTACTAAATGTTGGGTTGTAACTATAATAGGTATTGCTATCTTTTTTTATATAGAATATGGCACTTGCATTTGAAAGAGGAATAGAAATAACTCGATTGCATCTTATTGGGAATCCTGTATTGATATATATATTTTTTTGTCCGTAATTTTCCTGTTTGCTAATAATAGCAATGCAATCATAATATTTATAATTGTTATAAGCTTCATTATACTTTATAAGGTATATAGGATTGAGTCTTTGTTTTACGTTTCCTAAGTGCAATCTATTGTTATATACTAATGCTGTTTTTGCTCCATAAGTATATTGTAAGCTTGCTAACGATATTGTTTCTTCTGTTTTTAGAGGTCTGATTATGTCTTTATATTTTCCAAGGTCACTTTTTTCTAGAGATAGAACTTTATATAAAACAGTTTCGTCTATTGCTTTTGCAAAGGATGAAGTTGTTTTCTTAGTCAATGTAATAGTACCTGACTGTCCAGTATAGTAAGTGTCTTCTCCATATTGGTCAATTTTATATTCTTTATCAAGTATTACATCAGGAATACCTTCGGACAAGAAAATGTCTATACTTTGAACCAAATTCAAAATATTGCTATTACTAACATACGCTGTTGCAGACATTTTAAAAAAACTGAATGTTCCTTCTATAGAAGGAACTCCGTCACCAGCACTGTTTGTATGGAATGATAGAACATTGGGAGTAACACCGCTTCCAATAGTAAATAGGCTGGAGGCACGAATGTATGTGCCATCATACAGCTTAATTGCAGCTACCCCAAAAACTGTATATTTAAACCAATTAGTTCCTAATGTTTCTAATTTTTTGTTAGCTGCTGCATCTAGGGCATAGAAAAGTTTGCTAGTTCCATTGTTGTTTGTTTTTGTAAAATATAGACTATCACCTTTGGCTGCATTGTAGAAACAATTAATAAAATCTTCTTTATCCATTGTTCCTTTGTATGTGTCATTTAAAGTAGTATCATTACCATATAAATGAAATTGAAAAGAAAAATCATTAGAATTGAAAATGGTGTATGTAGTGCCATTCCAAAATGCATATATGATGGAATTTTCATTTATAAAGCAAAGTAAATTACCTATAGAGCATACGCTGTTAATCTTATCTGTTGTTAATGATAGGTAATGTTCTTCGGCATCTATATTTTTTTCTATCCAGTACCAAGTATCATCTGATTTACGGATGATGTAGTGAGAGTGAATCGCTTCATCGTGTGTTACCTTATGTACCAGTTCGATGGTGTCGTCTGCATCAAGCGTGATATTTTGCTCAGCTACCACAGGCTGATGAATAGGGTGTAGTGCCCCATCCTCGTTGATGAGGTTGAGGCAGGTTGCCAACTCCCCATCCTGGCAATCATAATCGGATGGTGAGTTGGCGAGTCCTTTGAAAATTACTTCTTGTCTTGCCATGTGCTTGAATTTAAGTTTGGTCGAATGATTTCGTAGTATGGCTCGCCTTTGCCTGACTTACGTGGAATACAGGTCAGGCGAACCATTCTGTTGAGCGGAAGATTGTACTCGTCAAGGATGGCGGTGACGGAAGGAAGGTCACTTCGGAATCCCACCTTCTTATGCTCCTGATTGAATTGAAGCTGAGTGAAGGCGGTGTTTGCCTTGCAAAGTTCTTCCCAGTCCTCACGCATACAGAATCCGTATGTTCCTCTGTCTGATAACCTGAACACGAAGACGGAATGGTCTGTACGTTCCTTCTGCATGATATGATCGTAGATACCCTTGGAGAGTGTGACAGAGTTCGCTCTTCCGTCCAGTATCACAAAATTGTTGCGATGTCTGAAACCATTGACTTTATCTATTATATATTTGAATTTCATTGCACAAATATAATAAGTAAATTGATGATATATATATTATCTATTAACTTTATCTCCGATACTACTTATTTGCTAGTTCTTTCGCTTCTTCAAGTGATACAGGCTTTCCGCTAAGAGGAATACGGAAGTCGAACTTAGAACGGAAAGCGTAATAACCTACGAAATCGAAGCTCTGCTTCATTCTCTCATCTGTGGTGATGTACTTCTTGTAAGCCTTCACTTCCTTCTCAGAGCGATAGATGGTAGAGTTGACGAAGTAAGAACTGGTTCCCTTGTTTGCGATTACTGCAATAAAGAACTGCTTGCCAAGGAATTTCTCCTTGATACGTTGGATAATTGAGATTTTCTTTGTATTCATATTGTTAATCTGATTAATTATTATGACGAGTGCAGATAGGCTGCACTATACTATTCCACAAGATACGATACAATCTTCTGTGTTGATACCACGATAGTATTCACATCGCTGGCAAGCAAGACTACCAACCGTCAGGATTTCGTGAGTGTATCTGCCTTGTATGGCGAAAGGGCATGGAGTGGTGTACTCGAAGTGTCCTCCTATAAATTCGTTGACGTTATATTTTGGATATTTCATTTTTTTTCGTCTGGTATGTAAATGTTTTGTTTAATATACATTTGTCTGTGGTATTTAAATGTTCCAGCATAACTTCTGCCACATGACTTTGGCTCAGGGCAGAATCCTCTGTAAACGCATTGAGGAACGCAAGCGGATGCAAGATAAGGCTCTATTTGAACCAACTCGTCAATTACCTTATACCATACCTCTCTTGTTTCCTTGGATGCCTTGTTGCATAGTCTTAGCTTTGAGATATTGATAATCTCCTGAGCGTTGAGAGATAGCTGCAAGTTGACCAAATCATCCTGTCGCATTTCGTGGCGAGGAATCTTGGAACCAGTAATGTCTGGTCTTGATGTGGAGACGAATGGCTGGGCATGGACGTGGCGAACAAAGTGGTTGCTCACCCAGTATGGTATGCCATACATTTTAATATCAAACTCCAATTCTCTGAGCGGTGAATGCTCGCTGAGAATCATCTGTTTCTTGAACTCATCGCTTGGCTCATGTCCTAAAGACTTCTTGCCTTGCGTGAACCGAGCGGCATCTACAACACGCTGCCAGTCGGTTACTTTTGTAATTTCTATTTTCATAGGCTACTTCTTCATGTACTATTCTTCTTTAAGTTCTACATTATCACCAAGAACATCATTGATTTTCTTTTCGATAAACTCATCAGAAGTATTCTCCTTTATTAGAGCATCAATGTCTGGTACCTCTGCATCAACTTTGTCATCTTGCATTTTTGAGGTAAGCATACCAATTACTAATTTCGCCCAAGGACTATTAGCTATGTCTGTCAACGAATCCTTTTGAAGCTCATAGGCTTTCTTCAACTCTCCGTTATCACGAAAATATCTGAGCACTTCCGTTAATGCTTCAACAAAGTTCTTGTCGAGCATCGGGTTGCTCTTTGCTTCTTCCAGTTTAATCATTAGGAAGAGTAAAGATGAATGTAAATCTGTTTTGTTCATACACTATTTCTCTTTATAGAATTTATTTCCAACTACAAGTAATTCCCAGTTATAGTCATTAATACCTGTTATTATCGGCATACGAATATGAGTTCTTTCTTGAAATTACCATAACTATTTCTCCAATTCTCTAAGTGCCCTATCTAAATTATTGCGAGCCATTTGACAAAATCTGACAGAAAGTAAATCGTCAGATAGTTGCCATTTGGCTTTTTTAATATACTCAATAGCTTTTTCTTTGCTCATTGCTTATTTTTTAATAATTTTACAAGATTCTCAAAGTTATAATAAGTATATTTAATACCATTGCTCATCATTATAATAGCTGCTTCATTTAAATGTTCAATAGAAGCAATTTGCTCAGTATTAATATATACAATGCCTTTTTGTTTATCAAGAATTTGTAATAACATATTCTTTACTTTTACCCTCTCCCTGCTGTCACCAAGGAGAGGAGGGTTAGAATTAGCCAGCTCTGCTAAACAGATCATCATAGCGATTGCCCAATGCCTTTTTGTAGGCTGCCATAGCAAGAGATCGCTCCTTCCTTACTCATTACTTATCCTCCCTAGTAATTGATAATCTTCTGCGTATTACGAACCTTAGCGAAAAACTCACTGACTTCTTGTGGAGTTGCTTCTCCCCGGCAGCTTTCCTTCATCCAGTTACCAATACCGTTTGATTTCTGAATCATTCCATCAGAATCCTCACCGATAATTACACCATATCCATCAGCATTGATAAAGCCATCATGGATAAACACTTTTCCATCACCGTCAACTAAGATAGTACCTGCTTTATATTCACTTAATCTCATATTTCTTTACTTTTACCCTCTCCCTGTTATCAAGGAGAGGGTGGTTAGTTACTCTGTTACAACTTTCCAATCGTCTGCTAAAACATCACACTGAGTTGGAGTGTAGAATCCGACATCACCATCTTTGCAGCGAATAGCAATGTATTCTTTATAAAGAACCTTTCCGTCTTTATCAGCAATAGACTTTGCTATATCTGTCATAGCTGGATAACTTGCCGCTGGAACATAGTAAAGGAATTTGTCTCCACTCCAGCATTCACGTCTTACTTTCTTGCCATTTTTAATGGCTTTAATCATTTCTTGTATTTTCATATTACTTATATTTATGTCCTATAGGACGGTTAGTTACATTGGTGTCTTTGCTATGATGTGTGTATCAGATGAAACATGCAGAAATATGTTATCACCATCTGTAGAAGTATTCTTAATATCATAAGAAACGCCTTCTTTTTTGTCAAATACAAGTACTTCACAATCTCCACCCGTGATGTCAATGTAAGATTTTAAATGCTCTATTAACTCACTTGCTTTCATATTACTATCTATTTATCCTTGCGGATGGTTATTTACTAAAGCTCATCAAACTCTTTCTGAAATCTCTGTTTTGTTTCATTCAGAATCTGCTTGAATTTAGTTTCAAATTCCATATCACACTGTGATAGTACCAGAATAGCATCAGCAAGTTTACCACTGCTTGATTTTGGAGACATATTTAAGAGTTCATCTACTTTAGGAATTAAACTCTTAGCTAAAATATTAGCTCTTTCTAATTTTTTTTTATCCATTGCTATCTATTTATATCCTTTGCGGATGGTTAGTTAATTATTTCGTAAATTCTATCATATATTGTGCAAATACAGAGCCTACATAACATAATGTCATAAGTATTGCTGCCACTGTTGCAATTACAATACTCACCATTCTCAACTTTGGTGTTTCTGACCAAAATATTGCACTAACTATCAGAAAAATAGTTCCTAAAATCGTTAATAATACTACCATATTTCTATCTATTTATATCCTTGCGGATGGTTAATCAATTTTTTTGATACTATCAATTTCTCCATAATAAAGCACGAACTCTCTATTAGAGCGAGTACCATCTTTCTTTGCAGGATTGATTCTTACCTCAATATCGCCAGTGAAACGGTTTCTATATTTCTCAGGAACAATACTTGCTATCCAGCATACATCACATCTGCGGCAGCTTACTTTGTCGCCTACCTTGTATGGAAGACTTTCGATGTAATCATTCACGCAAGAACAAATCTCATCGTTAGCATCATTGATGATGCTTTGTTGCTTTGCAACCTTTGCTTTTAATTCTTCTTTTGTCATATCTTTAAATTTATGCCCGAAGGCGTTAATACTTTGTAATTTCAAATTGGTCGTAAAGCGGTGATTTCTTTACATGAGGTATAGAACCCAATCCGTTGTTACCTGTTACTATCACTATCTCCATATCACCTTCATTATCACAAAGGTTTTGGAGTTGTTGAATAAATTTACTTATAAGCATTCTATTATATTTTTATGCCCGAAGGCGGTTAAATACTTAATCTTCTATCTATTGCTTTTATCACTTCTTGTATGGAAGCTGCCTCATCGTTGTTTTTTGCGTATCGTCTATTAAATATTGCCAGCATATTTCTAAGGCGAATAAAATCCGTTCTCAATAACTTATCATTGCCCATACCTACACCTCCATTTCGTGATTAATACCTAGACCAAAGAGGAGGTGCTGGAGTTCGTGAACATACTTAATGTATGTAATTTGTGTGCATGACTTGTTGTAAGTAAACGGATATACATCAAACTCCTTACCGATACCTTTTTCTATGTAGATAGGAAAATATCCATATTCTTCAATATCGGGTTTTGTATATACCCAATGACTATTCAGTATTCCTCTGCTCATCACTTTTTTCTTCCATCCATTCTTTTCTAGAATCTCTGATGTAATAGGGATAGGCACAATGTGCTTAACCCAAGTTGAAGTCTCGACAAAATTCTCTTTATCCTCTTTCGTGACGGCATCCAAGGTTACTACACCTTTGTTGATAGTGCCATCTTTAAGGGTGAGTGTTCTATTAGTGTCACTCGCTGTAACAACGTATGCAACACCTTTCTTCGTTCCTATTGGCAATCCATCTGTCATTACCAAATCCCCAGGAATGTATTCTAACTTATTCATACGCTTTACTCCTTTACTTCTTTAAAGATTACATTTTTATGGTCTGAACGCTCTTTGATGCTACAAGGGTATTGTTGCCATACTTCACAAAAGTTCTTACTATCAAAGAAGCACCCTTTGCAAGATTCTTTATCAGTCTCAGTAACTTCAAGAGTTACTCTTTCTCCAACTTTAAGTTCTTTCATCCCTCACCTCCTTTCTGCAAATCTTCAATGTAAAACCACTTTTTGATTTGATGAGTTTTAACAATACCCTTCCAAAGGCACTCATAGTCACCTTCCCCTTCTGAATTATCCATAAGGTCATTCATATCTAGGATAGTTGGCAAGGCTTGGTTATTTCCCTTGATAAGGACTACTTGGCTATAGTCGTTTCTAGGAACTTCGTCATATCTATGCCAGAGGTTATCTAAGAACCAGTTGATGCCATCTTCAAATGCAGATACTACAAAAGAAGCAATATCGTCTCCATCATAATAAGCGTCTGCATTTTCTTTTGCAGCCTCTTCTATCTTCTTTTCGTCTATCATAATCAATCGTTTTTAAAACGTGATACATCAAAACAAAAACCATTGTCCTTTACTCTGACAACGCACTTTAGCATTTTAGCCAAAAGTTCCATGTTCATAACACATTCCTCTGTTACCAGATAAGTATTTTTATCTATTTTCTTAACAGATGAAGCAATTTTCTTCATTGCCTTTTTCTGTTTTCTATTTCTAGGACGGAACTTCTGAGTTGAGCTGAAAACAATAATCTTGTCATCTTTTCCGATTGCTATCTTATGTTGTGTAACAGCAGTGCCATCAACATTTACTGTTATAGTTTTGTACAGATTCTTTTCATCTATCATTCCTTGTTTCTGTTGAATGTTTTATAAAATTCATTATTTAGTCGCAAAATAAAAACAAAAATTCCTAGGAGTACAAATATTCCAAGTATCGTTTCAATCAATTCAAGATATAGTATCATCCCTCACCTCCTTTCCACTCATCAGTTGTACCCAAGAGGTGCTTGGTCTCCTCGTTGTAAGGAATGCACTTGTAGTAGATTAAACCTCCAACAGCACTATAAATAGTGGTACCATGAACCTTTCTTGTGTACGCAAACTGACATAGTTCCCAGTATTTAGTGGAATCCTTCATCAAGCACCAATCCATAGGCTTAAACTCACACTTCTTAGGCAAGTCCTCGATGCTTTTGGTGTCTGGGTTCCAACGCTTGCCTTCCTTTTCCAAGGCTGAGAATAGTTGTTGCTTCTCTGAGTCAGTGGCTAGACGAATATTACCATTATATATACAACCAGACATAGCAAAAGTTTCATCTTTATCTATGTTAAGAACTTTATTATATATATCCATATATACATAACTATGCAAGATACCTTTTTCTTCTATTTTAACTATGAATACTTCATTTCCAACCAAATTGGAATACAATATATCCCCATCCTTGAATTCTTGCTTAGGCTCAGTATGCTCAATCTCCAAAGTCTCTAAGTTAAGCTTACCACCATAATGCTCTTCAACTTTCTTGATAAACTCCTTTGCTTCTTCGTCAGAAACTTTACGAAAGTTACTAGTGGGTTGATTTACCACATCATTAAAACCTTCTCTACTATAGGCGTAACTGCCATTAAACTTAGTATAATCGTCACTAAACCAAGCAAAGAATATCATAGTATAGCCACTTCTGTTTTGCAGCACATCACCCTTCTTCCAAGCGAACTTGCTCCAGTTTGGCATCTGCTTTGATGGTAAAACCAGGCATTCTCCATTAGGACTATATTTCCCATACCCATCTGTGTAAAATGCATCATGTCGCTCTGTAAAGCGAATATTATCGTCATTTGCAACATTGTCGAATGTACAATCTCCAAATAGCGTTGAGTACAATTTCGTACCTTTTGGCTTATCCTTTAGGATAGCCGCTATGTTAAGTTCTTTTTCCATAATCAATTCTCTTTTAAAATTGGTAGATTTCCATAATAAGGTCTAACCTTGAAATGGTCAGAGAAGTCGGCATTGGTAGTATGTATTTCAGTACCATACTCATTGACAAATGCCTTTTGGGCAGTGCAGCTATGACTGCTTGCTAAAAGTTTGCCAAGAGAACGCCATACCTCTTTTCTGTAGATGAACAATCCTCCTTTGGGAATATCTTTCATCTTTACTTTCTGAATAGGTTCTTTCTCCATACTACTACAAATTATAATGATTCAACACTAGCTTGCCATACACCTCTTGGTGGTCTGGCTTCAAGAACCTTGTCTGCAATCTCAACAAGGCTTGCTTGTACTTTCTCTCCATGTGAGGGCAGTGGAGTTTCTGAGCCATCTTGATTTGCTCTCTCACCCCCCCACAGGCTACTTGATATTGCTTGTAGGACATCATAGTTTTTACTCATTAAGATGTTTGTTGATAGTGAATGCGAGTTGGTTGATAGTCATACAATATACTATCTTTCCTTCCGCAAAAAGACTGTTGAGTGTAGCCTCAATATCTGAATGAGACATGTTGCACTTATTGCAAATCTCCGAATAGAGTGCCAAGGCTGGGACGATATGTCTGTGTTCTTTGTCCCCCTGTATTTCTTCGATTGTTTTTAAAATTTTCTCCTTCATGGCGCACTTATGAATGCGATATGAGTGACGTTCTTCTGGAACATCAGTTGTTCCAAGTCTCCGCTCACATCATAGTAGTAAAACTTGCCATCGAAGTATGCTCCAGTGAGAAATATGTCACCATACTTAATCAACAAGTCCTTGTTCGAGAACAACGACTTGTTGAGGAGCTTCATACGGTGATCGACTTTTATCCAGTACATAGGCTAAAAGAGTGATAACTGACCGCTCTTGTCGTGATAGTGATTCCCTGATGGAAATATCAGTTCCTCGAACATGGCAGTCAGGCAGTTGGTGACTATTGAGTTTCCTGCAAGTGCGTAGAGTTTGCTCTTACAGATAATGAGTTGACCAGACTTCTCCTTGCTCAGGAGTTTATCTATGTCAGCTTCATGCACTCCCATCAGTCGGAAACAATCTCTTGGAGTGTACTTCCTAATTTGGATGGAGTATTTCTTTCCGTTGGGAGCGGTGTGAATTATTTCTTTGTTCATGATGGTTACGAATGTCATGTTGGACGTATCGACGGTTGTCTTGATGGTAGGGGAGATTCCTTGCAAAACAGATTGGTTATAGAGGTCTAAGACTTGCCCCCCCATATCAGGATTGACCTTCCCTGATAGGAGTAGGGATTTCATACGTTTTCCTCCAGTTATCATATCTCTTTGACTATTAAAAATAATGGAATGCAGCCACCTCCGTGACCCATAGCAGAATTGAGAGTAGGGGAGATACCCTTGGTGGAATAGACTCTGGTCTGCTGCTCTATCCTGCCTTTGATTTGGAGATTTGCCAGCTTTATAATTTTGTCGCACATTATAATTTCTTGATGATTAAGACTGCGTTGGCTGCTCTGCCATCTTTTTATGTATATAGTTGGCAAAACCAGCCTTATAATAACCTTTACGGATGGTTCTACTTAAACCATCTACGTCTGAGTTGATGAGTAGTTTCATGCTTGTAACTTTTTGATTATCAATACCCCCCCCTTAGGGAAATGGTCAACACCAAGAAGATTGGCTATGCTGATTCCTGCACCAAACGATGATGTGATGGTCGGGGAGCATCCATCAGCAGTTTTCGGTATTGCTATCTTCGGGGTAGAGTTTTTCGATTGATTCATTGATGTCTGCTTTTGTGAGATACTTTTCGAGAAGAGGCTGGGATAGGAAATATTCGGGAGATACATCATCTTCCAATATGTCCTCAACCGTTGTCTCTAACTTGATAGGCGAAGGGAAGTGATACTCAGGGTTCGGCTCGTCTTCTGTTCTTAGGATGGAGATTGCGAAGATACGTTCACGATTCTGTGGAATCCCATAGTCCTTAGAATTAAGAACCTTGTAAAATGACGTGTAGCCGAAAGAGTCTAAGTCTCTGAGATATTGGAAGAAGTACTTTCTCATCTTCTCTGACAGGAGTCCTTTCACGTTCTCCAACATCACATATTTCGGTTTCTTGACTGCCAGCATTCTCTTCTCCTGAAAGATGAGGGATGAACGTGTGCCGCTCCCTTCCTCGCCACCTTGCCTGAGACCTGCATTTGAGAAGTCTTGGCATGGAGAAGACCAACTGATGAAATCGAAGTCGGGAACCTCGTTCCAGTCAATTCTTGTCACGTCTCCGAAGTTAGGAATATCCCACCCATGCAAAAGTCTGTAGGCTTGAATAGCAGAAGGTTCTATCTCCGAATATCCTACTACCTTGAAGTCAAACTCAGGATGGTTCTCTTGAAGGTACTTGAAGGCGAGACTCTGGCTGCCATATCCTGCAAATGCCTCGAATACTCTGAGAGGATGCTGCTTGTTGTATTTGCTGATTGCTATCATCTTATTTATGTTTGCTGTTCCATTCTATACCCAAACGCTCCAACGTACCATTGTCACGATATATCTCCAACTGAGATTTACAGAAGCTCTTTGGATTATTTTCAAGGATTTCTATCATGCCAAAGATGCGTTGTCGAAGGGCTTGGTTCTTTACTTCGTCCGTATTCCGCTCCTGCTCCGCCTTTGTCTTGGCGATAAGTTGGCTTATCTCAGATGGTTGCTCGTTGATAACTGCTGGCGGTGGTGTCGCTCCGATAAGTTCGTCTTCCCATCCTCGCTGGTTGAGGAAAGTTTGGAAGTTCTTGCGATATTGCTTGTCGGGTTTGGAGAGTACATAGAGAGGAATATACTCTATAGCTGCCTTGCGGTCTTTCTTGCTCATAGAGTTCCACTTCTTTTCCAACTTAGACTTGCAGCCGACCTTCTTTTCGTAGAGATTCCATGCCCGCTCAAATGTGTATTCGTCTTTGACTTCCTTGGGAGGAGCCGTAACCTTGTAACCGTTTTCTTCAAGAAGTTGGATGGCTTGTCTGATTTCTTCTGTCATAGTTCACCATTTAGATAATTGTCGATAGCTTCCATAAATTCGTCTATAGAACGGATGATGATGTACTTTCCTCCGTGCCGCTCCGCTTCACACTGAAACACCTTCTGTTCTGGCTCTTGTCTGCCTTTCGGTGTCTTGTTTTCAATGCAGAGGAATCCATACTGAGAGGTGCGCTTCAGGAGCAGCATATCAGAAACTCCTGCCTTCATGCCTTCTTCTTTCAGCCATGCGGCTTGTCGTGAGGTTCGCTTGCCGCCATTTGGAACGGCAAAGAAGACACCTTCAAGGTCAGGATATACCCCACGGATATACCTGACCTCTGCGGCTTGCAAGTTGTGCTCATCATAGGATGAACGCTTGCGTATTTTCTTGCCTTCCTCTTCTAACTTTGCCTTGATTTCAGCGTATGATGTCATTACCAGTCTTCGTTGAAAAGGTCGTTGAGAGAAGCTTCACCCATCAGGCGGATGGCTTCCCTTGCAAGTTCTTCCGTCTTGAAATAGATTGCTCCTGCTTGGTATTTGTCATTGGCAAGAAAACAATACTCACCAGTACAATCCTTGCAAATTGTATAATGACTTGAGTAAGTAAAGTCAGGTTTCCATCCCTTGTTGAGATACTTGGCGATGTTCTGCAACTTATTGAAAGCGACCATACGTTTACACTGAGCTTCGGATGCACAGTTGTTTATGTCGTTGTAGCTATTTTCATTTGTTATCGCATATAAGATACGGGTACCACCAACCCAATATGCAGTCTTTCCATAGCAGAGTTCTTTGAGAACATCATCATAAGTGATAGGCTTGTCTTCCTTATCATCAGGAGCAGTCTCATGTTCCGTCTTCTTGCGAACCATCAACTTGCAATCCTCATCGAAGAAGAACTGGAGGTTATCAGGGATAGGAACCTCGGTGGCTGTTCCGTCATTTTTGACGATAACAGAAGACTCTACATGGTTGCCAACCTTTTTGATTCCTGTGTGTGGCTCGTCATTTGGGTGGTCATTCTTTGCCGCCTTATCCATCAAGACACTGGCAATCATATCAGCACCCTTGCCAAGGAGTGCTCCAAAAATCATTTGAGCGAATGGAGATACCTCTGAATTGTTGTTGCGCTGACGATTATGTCTGTTGTTGCGCTTGTCGTTTCTACGTGTCATATCAACTATAATTTTGTAAAATGTTATTAAACTCGTCTTCTGTAACACCATTTGCTACCATGATGGTAAGAATGGTGTCTAATACCTTGGAATATACATCGTTAAAGGCTGGCTCATCCATCTTGGCGAATGAGATAGACTTGGCTCTCTCCAAGAACTTCTGTCCGTTGAGGTCGTAGAGCGGTTCGCTGAATCCTGATGTTATCAGAAGCTGCTCACGAAATGTATCTACCGAGCGGAGGTTGGTGCGCTGCTGCTCTGTAAGACAATCCCATGCCGCACGGATAAGAGCGAAGAACTTGCGATGAAACTTGATGTTCCTTGGTCGAACTATGTTTGCCTTGACGATGGAACCAACCTTTATCTTTTTCATTTCCTCGTAATCATCATCCGAGTATGGACGAAGACCAGTGGTTGTTCGTACAAGATGGATTTCCATACCTTATTTTTTAACGTGGAGGGAATGGGAGATTTCCTTGCTGACCTCCTGAATATTGAACACCCTGCTGAGTAGGTTGACCGCTCGCATTAACCTGTGGGGGAAATTGCTGCTGAGGTGGTGCGTAATATCCACCCTGCTGCTGAGGGTTCTGCCCAATCTGACTTTGCGGTTGAGCGTTTGGTCGTTCAACCTTCCAGCAGTCTAACTGATTGAACCAGCGTCCTTCCTTAGACTGACGTGCTTTCAGTCCGATGTGAGCGGTGATGATTTCGCCTAACTGGATATTGAACTGCTGCAACTTGTCAGAGCCATACACTTGGATAACGGCTCTTGAAGGGTATTGCTCGTTCAACTCTTCGATGGTATATTCACACGAACTCCATTGAGTTCCATTTTGGGAAGTTCCCATTTGAACTTGCCCTGATGCAATAATCTTGCCTGTAAACTTTACATTCATATTGTTACTTAATTAAGTTTGATTCTTATTGACGGCTTTGTGGTCGTTTCTTTCAAATAGTATTCATAATGGTCTGGCTCCGTGTCCTTGAAGAGCTTCGTATCGAAGGTTTTCTTGGTCGTAGCTGCCACATAAGAGTAAGAGGCGATATTAGTCTTGATGGATTTCTGCTTGTTAGCCTCCATCATTTTCATTATCTTTTCCTTCAAGTCGTCCTGCACAATCTTCATTGCGTCAATACGAGCGGTTATCAGGCGATACTCCTGCTCTAGTGCCGAAAACTGCTCAGGAACTTCTACCTTATACTGATAGTCTGCATCGTCAGTAAGATAAGCGTTGATTAACTCATCTATCTGCTCATCTGATACTCTTGGTAGCGGCTGAAACTTGCTCTGTCCGTTCTTGAACCACATACAAACAATCTCCTTCACTTTCAGGTCGGGGTTCTGTTCCTCGAACCATTTAGCATAGATGGATAACTGGAGCGATACGTTGTCGTAGTGAAGGGTGGCGGTGGTCTTGTAGTCAACAAGATAGATATTGCCTTCATCGTCCGCAAAGATACCATCTATGGCTGATGCAAAGTTTTCTCCATCCGTTACAAGATACTCGGATGCGACATAGTGCAATCCGTATGAGACTAACATATCGGAGAAGGCTTGAAGCTCTTCTGTAGGGTTAGGGTACTTCTTGATGTCTGCATCGAAGATGGAGCAGAAGGTCTCAAAGGTGTTGTGGATGAGACCTCCACGCTCTGCTGCCTTCATCAGTACGGATTCTGGAATATTCTTGTAGGTGTCAGGGAATGCTTTTTTTATGAGCGTTCCTGTTACACCTTTCAGTTCCTTCTTGCCGAGGAAGTACTGATGAGATTCTTCAATGAATGTAACCTTCGGTTCGTTTAACGTGATTTTTTTTACTTCTGTCATTATTGTATTCCTAATTGTTTTTTCTTAGCTGAAACTGCTTGCATGAACTGAGGGTTGGCGGTAAGCGGCTTGTAAGTTTGGACTACCCATATCAGGTTGTCCTTATTAACACATCTACTCAGATACCACAAGCCTTCATTCAGGTCGTTTGGGTGATACTGGGGTGTTGCTGGCTGCTGGGTAGGTTGAGCGGCTTGTGCTTGTGGGCTTGCTTGCTGCTTCGATTTCTGATGCTGACCATCGTTGGTCGTATCGGAATCTGCATTATCGTCAATAGCCAAGAGTCCGTTGAGGGCATATTTTCGGGCATAGGAGGATGAGGCTCCAGTAATCTGACTACCGTCCATACCTTTCTTGGTTTCCTCTTCTCTTGCCCATCCAGTAGATGTCTCGTACTCGCCCTTCTCATTCTTGATAGTAGCGGTAGCCTTCACGTAGATGCGGCTGCCAACCATTACAATATCATCTGTAATGATGAGGGTACATTTCTGCTTTGCTAGCAATGGCTTGACGGATTCAAGAATGTCCTCTGCCTTGCGGTACTTGTAGCCACCGAACTTATTGTATTGTGTCTTCGGGGCTTTAAGTTCCGACTGGATTGTAATTAATTCCTTCATATCTAATTATGTATTAAGTTTATCAACCATGCCTCCACTCCCAATACTTACAGGAGTAATCTGTCCTTGGGTCTGCCTTTGGATCCTTGCATGAGCCATACAGCATGCAATCATGGCATCCCCTAGGTCTGAATGTTACCATAATCGTATTTTTTTAGAAATTAAAAAGCCCGACTATTCTCACGAACCATCGGGATAAGTTATCAACTATAAAAATATGGTTTAAAAATGCAATCTATAATGTAGTTATGTACTTTCCATTGAAAATGGCGGTGGTGTCCGAGGCACTTAGTTCCACTTCACCACCGCCCCTAGTGAGCCGAGCCACGCTTTCGCCTAAGGACATCAACTAGGTTCCACTCTGCATTTATGGAGGCTTGTGACTCCCAGCACTCGTCTCGCACATATCTATTATGAGTATTTTGGAATTAGCGAATATCATGCTGGCTGCATTAGAACCGAATTGTAGTTGTGCGCTCCTACCTTTCTGCTACATTATCTTTAATGGTCACGGCATAAGGTCTGCATCCTCACAAGTGAACTCCAAGACGTTCCCATATCCACCTATAGTGTAGGTAATAGCCTTGCCACATCCTCGTCTAATCGTATGTTGTGGTTGCATACGCTGCTTTTGGCTGCGAGTACCTCTTTAGGAAGGTTTATCCTATCCGATACGAAGCCTTGGAATCAGGCTATTGGGACGCAAGGTGGGACTTGAACCCACGACACATGAAGGCTATGAACCTTCCTGTTCTGACCATCTGAGCTACTTGCGTCAATAACAACTATTACAAAACATTCCTGGCTGGTGGTGAGTGGAAGTAGTGAACTTCAAAAAACCTCCACTATAACAAACAATATCAACAACGCTAATTATATTTTTTATCTATTATGAACTTTATTTGAGGTTCACTCACCATATTTTATTTGCCCCATTCCTTGAATGAGCGGTAAATCTCATTTGTCATTACGCAAAAAGCGAAAATTGACAATAATAACATGACTGTTTGGAACATATTTATACTTTTAATGGGTTGCACAATAGGCTGCTGCCTCTGATTCTATCTCTGTCATACTCTTCGAGCGGTTCTGCATCATCCAGCCTTCCAACTCGCTCTTCTTGAAGTAGAGTCGGTTGACGTTCGGCTTGTAGCAAGGTAGGATGTGGTTCCTGACATTCATCCTGACTCCTTCTACGGTCATGCCGAGTATAAATGCAGCTTCCTTGATGTTGAGCATTGACTTAGCCGCTATCATCGAATACTGCTCGATGCGGTCTAACTGCTCTTTTATCTCTTGTTCTATCATATCAGTTGAATTTGATGATTTACTGACAGGCACCAGTTGTCTTTGGCGACTCTGTTCTACCAGTGCCCTTACTGCTGGGAGTACATTCCTGCTCTATTAAGGGGAGAATGCCCTTCGATTTGAGTGCATCATAAAGGAATATTCTTCCCTTGGTTGTCCACTCGGTGTTGTACTTCACATCATGTCTTCCGTCTGAACGGATGATGTCAACTGCCCTGCTATGAACGTAGCCGCCAGTAAGGAACTGTCCGTACAATATCCACTGACCTCGAACCTTATGCTGAATCTTCATCGCTTCCAGTTCCTTGTTCATCTTGATGGCACTCATACCGTAGTCCTGCGCTATCTGGGTGATGGTCATGGTGGCATTGCTCTGCAAGATTTTGTCGTAATAGCTAACCTTTGGCAGCATATCGGTAATCTTGTTGCCAAGTTCCATGTTTTCCTTGCTGATAGTGAGGATGGTTGCTTGCTGCTGCTTGTTCTCCAAGGCTAGCTGCTGTTTCTCCTCCTCGCTCTTGACCAGAGATTTGAGAGCTTCGAGATAGTTCTGAGGGACGGTTGGCTTTTGATGTTGCTCCTCCAGTTCCTTCCATCGTTTAATCAACTTGGCTCTCGCTTCATCGTTGAACTTGGTGGCAATGTAAAGACATTCTTCCTTGTTGAGGGAGTAGTAAGGTCTCATCTTGTGACCTCCGTTGTTTGTCTCAACCTCTTCCTGCATCAGGGAAAAATTTCCCCCTTGCACTTTTTGCCATGCTGGCTCCATCTTTCGGATGGCTTTCATCACATCATTGTGTGGCTTGCCAGTAATCTCTGCAATCTGTAGTGATGTCATTCTGTCACCATCTACAATAGTTGAAATTTCATTCATAGGAATCCTCCTTCTTGATTTATTAGTAAAACACGACCTTGTCTGTTTCAACTCCTCCGAAGTCATTCAAAGCATCTTGCCTGATGTCCTCGGACTGCTTGCTCTGACTCCGAAACGCAAGAGCGTTGAAGATTGTCTCTCTGCAACAACCATATCGCTCTGCAAGTTTTTTTCGTCCTTCAAGCGGAACTTTGATAATTTTTATCTTTTTTGCTTGCATAACTTAATTTTTTGTTGTACTTTTGCTTTTAATAATTAAGCACTTATTGTTTACGAGTGCAAAGGTATATAATATCTTGCAAAAACGCAAGACTTTTGTTGAAAAAGTTGCGCAAATTTGCAATATTTAATTATGGTATAAAAATGTAAAATGTATGGAAGTATCTGTAATAGAACGCATTAATGTTGTTTTGAAGCATTTTTGTAAAACTCCAAATGGTCTTGCAAATATGCTTGAAATGATTCCGAGTACGGTTAATAGACAATTAAAAGGAGACCAAGCTTTGTCGTCTAAGGTGATAGAGGGAGTCCTTTCTGTCTTTCCTGACGTTTCTGCCGAATGGTTATTGCGTGGAAAAGGCGAAATGCTTATTAGTGAACAAATGACTCTTGCAAAAATGCAAGATGCTAAAGGAAGAGAATCTGATGTAGTAGAACATGATTCTGTCTGGAAGGCAAAGTATGAAGCTATTAAGGATTGCTACGATATGTTGGTGTCTAATCTTGGCGGTGTTATGGGTAAGAGAAGTGTTGGATAATTAAAATGTTTAACTAAACAATATCATTATGGTAAAATCAATCAAGAAGACGGCTACACTTGCCGCCATCGTCCTTTGCATGGTATCATGCAAGAGCAGCTACTATCAAGTTTATGAGGTTTCGACTGACAACCTAAAGACGCAGGACAACTCGCTTGTCTATGAGAATGAGGACTGCAAGGTTCTCTACAACCTATGGTCTCTGGACGGAGAGTTAAGATTCGCAGTGCAGAACAAGACCGACAAGGACATCTTCGTCAACATGGGTCAGTCGTTCTACGTAATTAACGGCAAGGCTGTTGACTACTATCAGGGCAGAAGCTATACGCAGCAGGAGTACAGCCAGACCGCTGCTGTAACAACTTCCGCATTTGCAAAGAGAAGTGGGTATGGATTCTGGGGAAGTGACGTGTACGTGGAGCGAGATGTTGCGAGCGCAGTGGCAAACATGCTAAAGGGGACAAAAGCCACATCAAGCAGCGTGACGATGAAGGAGAAGGAAATCGTCTGCATCCCTGCCAAGTGCTACAAGGTGTTCGGGTATTACAAAGTTTCCCCTTCTTTTATGCAGACATGCAACAAGGACAAGGACTTCCCTGGCAAAACATGCCAAGTGGGAATCTATTCAAAGGACAACACGCCTATAGACTTCAAGAACAGAATCGCCTACGGCTTCGACAAGAATGAGGTGGCAAGCAAGCATATCGACAACGAGTTCTGGGTTACCAGCGTTACCAACTACTCTAAGAGTGCAGCCACAGAGAAGTCAAAGGAGAAGACGGAATGCTATGGCGTGAAGTCTTCCAAGAGCGAGAGGGTATTCAAGATTGGGGGTCCAGACAAATTCTATAAGTATTATGAGAACAAGGGCGTATCTGGCGGATATGGCGGTTTCTAAAATATAAATTATGGAACAGAAAGTTAATGAAACAAAGAATGTAGAAGGACAGAAGTTTTCTACAGATTGGTACGAAAAGCAGAATCCAACCAATAAGGATGGTAATGAGTTGAACGGCTTTACGTCTATATTGTTGTGGCTATGCGCTGTCTGTCAGATTTTTCGCTCATTCATGGGGATTGCAACAGGCTTTATAATGATGGGCTTGGATTCTAATGCTGGAGCATTGAAGATTTTAGGTAGCGTGTTGAGTGTTTTGATCGCTGTAGCTATCATTTTGATAGTTAACAAGAAAAAGTATGGAATCTACGCCTTCTTCGCTATTGAAATCATCTATGTTATCCTAGGTGGTGTCATTGGCGGTGGAACAGCGTATGTTTTAGGACAATATGCTTTTGCTGCCTTGTTCCAAACAATATTGTTGTCTATTCTCCTTTGTTTTAAAAAGAACGGAAAGACTGGATGGAAGGTTGTTCTTGGGAAGTAGTATGTTTTTATTTTCCCAACTAAGAAAAAAATATTTTCCCAACTGGAAAAGTAAAATGGCAGAGATAACTAATGAACAGGAGATATGGGGTATTCTTCACGACCACGTATCTCCTGATGATGTTTGGAAGAAGAGTGTTG